TCATTTTTAATCATAATATGTAATGTATTGTATATAATATTGTATACTTCTTGTGTGTATATATCTGTTATGCGAATAAAAACGTCATCAATATTCTTTACTTCGGGAGATGATGCATCTAAAGTAGAATCATTACTTGCATGACTTGCGCCATTATCTCTACCAGATATGACTGTATTTCTTGTTTCTTGTTCTTCTTCATGATCCGGAGAATCATCGCGCATTATTTTTTGCATATCCTTTCCTTTCTTTTTATCCTTATCATGTCTCGACGGTCCTCCTCCTGCTCCTCTCTGGGATGCAACGGATGCTATAGATGCAACAGATGCGTGAGAATTGGGTAAATTCGATGATAAATTCGATAATTCATAATTGTCAAATCGTTTCTGGGAAAGTATTTCGTTATTTTTCGTACCCTTTTCTTCGCTTTCTAACATTCCCTTATACATCTGAAGCGTATGTAATATATGAATTTTATCAGTTTGACTATATGTTCGAATTAAATTCCCTATTCCCGTCTTAGCTAAATCGATAAGAAGGTCGTATAGTTTCTTATTTTCTGGATTCGTTTTTGAATCGTTTAAAAAGTGATAGAACTTCTTGAATCTGTAAAAAATATTAAATAAATAAAATAAATCCTCTTGGGTATCATTATTATACCACCTTATTACCGGCTGTGAGTAGTTCGGAATCTGTATTTTTAATATATTACTATGTATTGTTAGTTTTGTACCAATTGGCGCAAAAGATAAGTAACCGATTTGCAGTATTGCTTGAAGAGGTTCTAATATAGTCTCGAACCTTTCTTTCTTCCTTTTTGTTCTCATTGAACTGTAGATAAAATTTATTGTTGATTGCATTGTTGTTGTGGTTGTTGTTGATGTTGTTTATTATAGTTGTAAATATTATATAGTAAATACTATATATATTTAAATATTTCTATCTGCAAATGTAAATATATTACACAATAATATATTTATAAGTAAAATAATATAATATTTATAAGTAAAATAATATAATATTTATAAGTAAAATAAAATATAAATGGAAATAGTAGATAATTCCTCTTCTTCTATCTCTAAAAAAAACGTAGACGGTATTATACTAGTACTATCGTGTCAAAAACATAGAAACACACGACTGAAAGAATTTTCATTAGGTAAAACAAACTACGAGGGCTGGGAAGTAATATATGTAATCGGTGACTTATTTTTAAAAGAAAACTATTTACTAGATGGTAACATATTATATATAAGATGCGAAGACTCGTACATTCACTTACTAAAAAAGTTAGGATTGGCTCTTAAGACAGTAAAAGAACTGTTTAATATTAAAGAAGGCATCTTAAGGTGTGGCGACGACTTAATTTTTAACGAAGATAATTTGACTAAGTTTATTAAATCTAAAAAATTTGATTACTGGGGTCAGTCATGTTTTAAAAAAAGTTATAAATGTACTGATAAAAATGTGTTAAAAAATATAAGGAATGACCCATTTATGATGTTTTACTACAATAAACATAAAGAAGATTTTTTAAACCCTCAGCATGGTATGACGAATATGAATATTACATCTCTTTCAAAATACACACTCCGCCCTAATATTTATGGAGCAGCTGGTGTTATTTTTTATTTATCAAATAAAGCGTGTGATATTGTTATTCAACATATGGAAAGGATACAGTTTAATATATTTAGTTATGATGCATTTACCAAAAGTTATCCATATACAATTGAAGACTGCGGTATATCATTTATAATGTACTATAATAATATTGAATTTACGGATGGACAGTTTTTCTACGATACCCCACATGAAAATACGATTGCTAGACATACAAACAAGTATAAGTAACCCGGAATAGAATAGAATAGAATATAATAAATAACTAAAATTTAATTATACAAACTATAATTTATAAGTTGTATAATTGCACCGTATAACACTTTCATTTATTCTATTCCGGGTTACTTATATTAGTTGTTTCAATGATATCGTGTGTATCATGTGTATCGTGTGTATCGTGTGTATCGTGTGTATCGCCTGTATCTGTAATATGTACTTCACACGATATTGTAGTATTTACACTATTTACACTATTTACACTATTTTCCGATTCATTCGATGGAATTACTTTATTTTTGTTATATGTACCACCACCACCACCACTACCACCACCAACATACGCATTACTTGTAAAATTAGAACTTTTATTCTTCAAAAATGCATTATTATTATGTTTTAAAATCGAAATCGGTGTTCCATCCTCATATATATTCGACAAAAAAATATTACTGGAAGAGTACAGTTTAACAGATGAAATATCGTGTTTTTCACACCAAGATATCGACTTTTGTATATGTAGCTTTTTCATTGAGTCGACTTTATCATAACTGTTACGGTTTGTTATTATATTTAATGTTGTAATTATATTCTCTAATTGCCTCTGACCAAGCACTACATTTATTTCCTCTATTTTATTTAAAAAATAATAGTCGTGTTCAATATTTAATATACTATGAATATCGTGAGGAGTATCTAGTTTCGAAAATTCTTTACAAAACGCCTCATAGAGCATTGTCGAATCATCCAATAAAAAATTCTTACACACAATGTATTTTTCCGAATTTGCCAACCTACTTGTATGAGGTTTTGTTATATAGACTTCACTATATAAACATGATAGTAAATATAACATATCTATCGTAAGCTTCGAAAATATATCAAATATTTTTAAAATAAAAAACCCGCCTTTTTTTTGCATAGTTACAGCGTATATAATTTCGGCAATAAGCAGTTTACTAACTAGTTTTTCCTGTTTATTAAAATCATTTGAAACATCAATTCCTCCATCAGCGGTAATAATGTCTATCGAATTCATGAAAAGTTCTTTACAATATTTATAATTTTCTAATTTCAGAATATCGCCTGTTCCATCGCCACCATTTATAATATTCACATTTGGATTACTTTCTAAAAATGTGTTACTCTTTTTCCAACCTGGACACCCCGGGTCGTCATTCAAAAGTGTCATACCATAGTAGGTATCATTAGGATTTTTACGCATATATGAAGTCGCTTCAATAAAACCTCCCGGACCCTCAGCGAGGTGAAATGTTTTAATGGGTGTTACTGTATTTTGATATACCGGATATGGGGAATACATATTTTTTATTTCCCCCAGTTTAAACATTTTCCATAACTCTATCATTTTATAGAAAGACCTTGAAAGTGGTTTTAACTTACTTATTGAGAATTTATTACCCGGTATTAGTGTGTGAATAAATTCATACGGATTTGTATACTTTTTAATATTATCCCATGCATCGGATGAAACCTCGATTTGTTTTTTGAATTTTGATAAATATTCGAACAAGGAGTTTGATATATAACACGGCGATGGTGTTCCCGTATCAATAAAAAAAGATATTGAATCATGTATTTCAGTATTTTTAATTGATATTAAATTATAGTATGACATAAAGATAGTTATATCTATTTAAAAAATAATATTTAGATTGTTTCAATAAAAATGAATATTTATTATCGGTTCGACTAATTTTGTTGTAATATACGCGTGGTAATACCAATTTTATTCCCAATATTACTATCAAAATATGATAGTAGTGCATCGGATACTACCGTCGTTGATAACAAAAATATTGAAGACGAAAATATTATTTTTTTATCAAATTCCGTAAATTTTTCATTTGTATATGGATTACAACGAATCAATAGAAATAGTATAACAAAATATTTTAATCCGTCTTGTATAAGGGGGAGATATGATGTAACCGACTTAAAATATGCTAAATTCAAAACTGTTATAACATATAAGGCGTATAATGTGTATAGTAGAGTATAATACAAATAATGAATATATTCTGTTTTCATATATGTATTAAAAATATATTTTATTTCAATACTCCTAATTGATATTTTATTTTATTTTATTTTATTTTATTTTATAAGCTCTATGGAGTGTCTATGGAGTGTTATCTTTTTTCTCCCCTAGTACGCTTGCAAGTGCTGAAGGATTCAACTTAAGCGAACCAATTTTAGATGTGGATGATTTTTTATCTTTCGGTTTATCGGCTTCGCTTCCTGCCAGTGCCGCCGATGCCGCCTTTTCCTCCTTTGCAGACTTTGCCTTTTCACTTGAAACTTTTGCAGACGATTCTTTCATTCCCATCTTCGATTTTTCTATGATTGCGGCGGCTGCACCGGGACTAGACTGAGTCTCCGGTTTATCCGCACCCTCCGCACTTTTGCTAGACATAGACATCGGTATCTTAACAGCTGAAAGTGCAGACTTCTTTTTCAAAGTAAGTGGAGCCGATTTTTCTACAACTTCCGCACCCATCCCTTCGCTTTTACTCTTACTCTTACCCTTGTCCATGTCCTTGCTACTTTTCTCCTTTGTTTTCGATCCAAACAACTTCGATAGTTTCGTATCAGCACTCTCTACCTCCGCCGCCGATAATCCTAAACTTTTCCCTTTTTCCCCTTTTTCCACCATTAATTTCAACTCCGATTCTTTCGTAGGTCGATACGACATTTTACCCTTACTTGCTCCCACATCACCCTCCTCCATCATCATCTGCGAGGCAACCATCTGAGCAGCCAACGTATCCTTGCGATTCATTTTTTCCTGAAATACGCGAACACCCGTCACGCTACCAAACACATCCTCTACATCAACACTCGCGATTTTTTTAAATACGAAATAACGGTTATAAAATGAAATCTGTTTCTCTTTAGCCGTCATCATAGGCGCCGAACCATATCTAGATTTTTGTCTAGCATCTTGCTGTATTTCGCTTTCCATGACCGCGAATAATTCGGAGAACATGCCCGAACTATTGGGGAGCCCTAGTTTTACCGCTTCATCGCGTTTCAGTAGCTCAAATCCATACCCCCTCATCAGTTCCGTAAAATACGTAAAATTCACCAAATATTCCTTGATTGTTTTGTTAATCGAGTCTTGATAGACGTCAATCGCATATCCCACACAGCTAATATCAGGGTCATATGTGGTCTGGCTATATTCTTTCGTAACCTCCCAAATTTTTTCATCATCCGCCATTAAACCAATCGACTTCCCTTTTTCTACGGAACGAAGCGCTTGAAACATCGTCGCACCATCATAGCAGCTGCCAATAAAATATCCGTCTACTTTTGTACACTCACTCACATTTTTAAGAAACTGATTTAACTTTTCGATATTTTCGAAGAAATAGTGCAGTGCAAACTGACAAGACGAAATATTGAAACCGTCCACCGCTTTCCCGTATTGTCTGTAAACACCCGCCCCTAAAATAGCCGCATCCTTGGGTCCGTCATTGAATAAAGCGCGGACGATTTCCTTTCCCTTCTCCGTGAACATTGCGTCGCCTGATTTAATATTTACGCCGCTATTTCCGTTTACGAATAGTGCATACGGCATCGAGTAAAACTTCTTCCTATAGTTTAAGAATCGCGCACATGCTCCATCAAGACGATTTTCAATATTATCCTTTGACAAGTCGACACCAAATACAAACGACAATTTTGCATCAATCCATTTCGGGAAATCGCCCGCTTTGCCGACAGCATAGTCAATAAGCGTATTCCCTTTCGCCGCGGTTTTGGTAATCAGCATTTTTTTGACAAATAGGTTATGGAAGTCGCGCATCGAACGGGTCTTGTTGTCGCCGCTAGTCTTGTTATAGTACACATCGTCGTCGGCGAGTTCATCGGGGATATTTTGACCCGTAGTTATCATTTCCAAGGTAACGGGATTATGAATCGAGTACCAGTTACTGTTCGCGACATGGTAAGCATTCCCGTAGTTTTTAATGCCCCGTTTATACTCGGCGGTTTTATCGTAGCGAACGCGCTCGGCTACCCACCTCCAGTATTTCGGGCGCGTGGCATCATAACTAAACTCCACAATTGTTTCATCGTCGAAAATTTCGTCTTGGCTAGTAAACATTTGTAAAACGCCGTTTTGGTCTTCGCGTAGCGGGATATTGCATATGGACGCTTCGGGGTCGTATGGGTTGGTCGGATAAAAGGGTACAGGCTTATAGCCATCGCCGGTGTCAACATCTCCCGCGTGAGGCAACTTATCGTCGATAACGGCAGCGCAGGGATTAATATAGCCGTGCTTGCGTTCATCGTATCCGACGCGCAAAATGATTGTCTTGTATTGCTGAAGCTGTTCGCTCTTCATTGTATCAATACCGTTTTCAAATATATTCCCGACCGCGTCAGTGCCATTTTTATTTTTTTTGGTTGTAATTAAGAAGTCGATTGTGTTCTGATTGAGGGGTTTCCATTTAAATGACATGTCCCAGGTTACCCTATGTAGTGGTCCTGCAACGCCGACTTTATTGCTGGCGACGCCTGTATTGCACGGGGTAAATATAAGACCATCCGTTTCGTATTCAAAGGTGCCGGCTTTTTGACCGGATATAATAAAATTCGCACAAGCGAATATGCTCTTATCTGGGGAAGCGACCTGGAATTTTTTTACCGCGACTTTGATAGGAATGTTGTCGCCGGAGATTACAGACTGGATATTCATATCGCGAATAATCTGATTAAGCAAGAAAAGCCGCGAGTCTTCGTTACCTTTTGCAGAACCGCGGGGCATCTCTTTTTCGCGAAGTTCCATACTTTTCTTCTGGGATGACCGCGCACGTGAACCCTCGCCTATATCCGATTCGGACTCGAATTCTTCTTCAACGTCGCCCAGCATTTCATCCACGGCTGCGCTTGCTCTTTTATCGGAACTAGAAGACGTAATCACAAAGGCTTTTTGTCGGACATCTCTGCCGTTTATAAAGTATAGGTCAAATGCGGCGAACAGGTTGATGTATTCGCCGTTTTTATTATGTATAATATGTTCGCCGTCAATGAGTGTATTGTGGACGCGTTCTTCGCGACAAACCGCGCCCGTAAACTCAAAGTTCATATTTGTGTTTAGCAAGTAAACTTTTCCGTTGGGGCAAATATACAACATCTTTCTCATACCGTCTGCTTTATCTGTTACGGTGTAGTTATTTCTAATATTGGGGATAGAACAGTCGTCATTTATGGGGGCAACATTTAGTACTTGAAGTGTATAGGAAGACGGACCGATAAAATGATTCGGCGTTAGTGTAATATTTTTAGGGTCAACTAACTCTACTTCAGCGGCGGAACCTTTGCTCCCTTTGTCGCCCCTATCCGACTTATGCTTCGGCTTTTCATTTGGATATAGTAGGTAGTAGTAGTCTCTGGATGTATGCGCGAGTTCATCATATGATACCGGAAAATTTGTACCCTGAAGACCTGATAATACTATTTTAATACCGGTTCGCAAAATATCGGCGACAACAACGGCATTATTCATTTTTTTGCCGATGCCGACAAGGTGGTTATCCATTTCAATTTCGATTTCGTATTTTGGTTCGCATTCGGTCGTTTTAGATGCTTGAAAGGAGTACTCCGGGATGAGGTGACCGTCGCGACGATGCGATTCTTTGACGACGGATATGTCTATATGAAACGGAAAATCGTCGTGAATTAAAGTCGTGCGATTGATATGTCGAAAAACCTTCTTCTCTTTTATCCACGTGGATAGGATAGACTGCCCAAGACTAGAAGTTATGGGTACAATTTTTTCCTTCTGATAACTGAGGCGAAAATTGAAGTCGTCAAAGTTGACAGGGCGTATAAATTCGGAGCCTTCTCTTGCTTGCATTTTTTGGACGAAGCGGTAGTTGATATCTTCGAGGCGGTCATTCCTGCAATATTTTTGTATATTACTTAAACCGTATACTTCGGTTCTAATATTGGATAATTTTGTTTTGCCGGTACCGATATCGGTGAACTCGGATTGAATTTTGAGACAGTATTCTTGTGATTTCGCGATTTTAAACCCGGCGGAGAGTAATTTTTTGACGACATTATCGAAATCGTCTTTCGTAATTTCCTTGACGCCTCTTGTTCCGAATTTTACTTCGAGCTCTGATACACCATCTTCCTTTTTCAAAATGTTGTCTAAATATTTTTGTGTCATGATATTGAACATTTCTTTGGGCTTGGGGTTAGGATTCGATCGAGACATCTCTCTATCTGCGTTGTATATATAATCGTACTATTATTTTAAATTGTAATCAATTTTATATTACAATTTAAAAAACAAATATTTGTCAATATTTAAAAAATAACCATATTTATAACTCACCATATTTATAAGTTACCATATTCATAACTTATGCATTATATCCGCATATAGTTGAGCTTTTGTTTTCTTTTTGGTTTTCTTCGTCGTTTCACAGATAAAGTCGACATCAATCTCAAGCTTTGAACAAATAGTAGTAAGGTCATGTACCGAGTATACTGTAATAGGGCGAAGAGGTTTTTCAAGACTGTCGAGTTTCCAATATGTTTCTTTGATTTTTTCTATATATTCGGAATGTTTGCTGAATGTTTCCGTCGCACTTGTGTCTACAGGAAGGCAAATCGAATAGTTATTTGTTTCTGCATTGTATTTAACAATATGAACTGGTTTTTTTATATCTGAAATCATTTCATAATACGTATTTTTATAGATGTAGAATATATTCAAGTTATAACACAAACAAAGAGCATATAAGGTTTTGGCATTTATATTTGTACACCCCAACAACCCTCCTTCAAAACATGTCTTCGATATTTTATGTTCCTTTAATGCTGCTTTCCCTTCGCCCTTTTTAACTTTCTCAATCGTTTGAATTTTGAACTGTTGTTCGGCTGTAAAATAATTAGATTCGTATTCATAAGAAGCGAAACCATTATAAATAATATAAAAACACCAAAAAAGGGAGTTCGATTGTGATGGAGTAAAATATTCTAATTTTACACTGTCTTCCTTTGCACCATTTGCATCCATACTTTCATTTACAGTGTTACCATGTTCGCCCTGTTCGCTACTTGATGCTATAATAATATTTTTATCTGATTCGATACTATTGTATTTCTTTGTGTTTTTGGCGTTGGTGTTGGTCTCTGCATGCTTTGGAATCTCCATTGTAAAATTCTGACAGTGTTGTAAAAAACACTCGGAAAGCATTATATTTTTTAACTCCTTTATTTTTTCTTCCATCTTGTTTATGGTGGACGCATATAAATTATATTGTTCTGTCATATTTGTAAAGTGTTTTTTTACAACCGAATTCAAAGATGATGCGACCGATTCCTCGCCATTTATATTTTTTGTTTTTTTTAGTTCTTTTTGTGATGATGCTGATGCTGACATTTATTAAATTTTTGACTTGTTGAAACGTCTATGTCTAGGTATTGTTATACTTATACTTAAACATGTCTTTATTATAGTTTAAAAATATTATATATTGACATGGTCGCGTGTGTGCATCAATATATAATAAATAATAATAAGTAATAATAATAATAATAGCAGTCTACTTGAAAAAAGAAGTAACAATTTTTTCTTTTTCTTTTTCGATTTCATTTAGTTGGTCCTCTTGCTTATTTACGTAGCTTAAATATTTATAAACTTTGTCTAAAATGGGTGAATCAACATATGTCAAGTTAATAAAGACGCCATTCTTATTTTCATTAACTAATACACCATTGTCGTTGAATATTCTTAATATTTCTATTTGGTGAAACGAATTCGTAGACTCAATGCGTTCTTTTAAAAATTTCAAAGAATCTATAAAGTATTTATTATCCGATACATGTTTTTTAGTATGATACTGCGACAATATATTTTCTGTTGTTTCCATTTATACTTACATAAAAAAATCTTTCTATATATTTTTATTTTAAAGTTATATTTCACCCACGATAGTAAACTATATTCATTTATGCATCTACGTTGCTTTTAATTGATTTTTTTGGTGCCTTGGGTTCCTTGGGTTCCTTGGGCGCTTTGGGTTCCTTGGGTGCCTTGGGTTCCTTCGTTACCTTGGGCGCCTTTGGTGCTTTCGATTCTTTTTGTACAGTTGTCGCCACAGGAGTTGTCGTCGCCACAGGAGTCGTCATCGCCACAGGGGTTGTCGTAGAAGTAGATGAACTAGATGTAGAAGTAGTAATAACATCCCCCATAGAACTGAGGCTAGTGGTAGATGTTGTCGTATTTGATTTTTTAGGAGTTTTCGAAAAAGTGCGCTCCTTTTTTGGCGAAATCAATTCACCGATAATTTGAATAAATTTGTCGTTCATTTCAAAGCGTTTCCCGATAACCTTTATTGCTATCTTGTCACCTTCTTTCACTTCATTGTAATATGTATTTTGTGTCAGCATACTATAGTCTCGTGAAATATATATGACAACAGGTAAATAATTGTCATTTGAAATTGCGCGAATTCCAGCCTGTGTAATGTTGTTGGCAATACAGTTAATGGTAGCATTCGGGAGAGGATTACAGACATAACACTCTATTACAAGATTGAATTGTACGTTTTTAGCGACTATTTTTCCGCATTTGAAGTCAACAATTCTTACGGTTTCTGGTTTAATAAATCCTTCGGAAATACATCTCCCCTCGATACAACTTACAAGCGTGGTATGCAAAAGAGCAAGAATATTACTTCTGCTAGATGCGTGCATGTTGATAAGTATAAATGGTATTAAAATATCATAATTAAATTGTGTCAACTTATATAACCCATCTTCCCCATCGTCATTTTCTGTATGCGTTGGGTTTGCAGCGGTTTGTACATCTTCATTATGAATATTGCTATCGTTTTTAGAGTCACTTTTATTTGATGCTTCCGGAGATACAATTTCATTTTTAAAACTTTGGTCGCCAGTTTCTAAAGAGTCGTCGGAATTGTCACCATGACCGGATTTTTCAACTTCTATAAATTTTGGCGTAATTGTAATCGTTGTAGTATTTGTTGTAGTTGTAGTAGAAGTGGATGCATTCTTTTTGGCACGACCTCTTTTTTTAGGTTCAACTACAGTAGAAGTAGTAGTGAAAGTAATAGGAGCATGTTCTGACGCTGAGACAGATGTAGACATGGGTATAAAGTTTTCTGATACGATACGATACGAAAGGATAAGGATGTTACTTTACTATATTAATTTATCTTTATAATAGTTTCAATTTTATTTATATTATATTACACCGACCGAAACATAAAATAAATACAAAATACAAATTACGTAATACTCTTTACTTACTCTTCTTCGCCTTTTTCTTCTTCGACGGCTTCTTCGCCTTCTTCTTCTTCGACGGCTTCTTCGCCTTTTTCTTCTTCGACGGCTTCTTCGCCTTTTTCTTCTTCGACGGCGGCTTCACTTTCAAGCTCTTCCGGTTCTTTTTCGGCTATGGCAGCAGCCTCAGCCTCAGCAGCATTTGATATTCCAAATTCTCCCAACATGTCGCTATTTTCTTCTAAAACTACCGATAAGGGATTACCTTTTTTCTTTGCATTTTCTATTTGATGTCTTAAACTATTCCTTGATTCTCTTTCCTCTTTTAATTCTAGCTCACCTATTACAGATACGAAAGGGTCGTTTAATTCAAATCTTTGCCCTATTACGCGAACCATAATAATATCTTTTTCCTTCAATTCCGAAAAATAAGGAATATTATAATGATGGTCTCTCGCAATAAAAATATTCAAAGGCGAATACTCGCCCTCATCAACATGGGCTAAAATACCCGCATTTGTTATATTTTTTACAGCACAAGATATTCGCATACCTTGAGGAGGATTACACACCAAGTATTCGAAAACAACCGTAAAAATAACACAGTTTCCCGCAACAGTTCCACTCGAAAAGGTAATAATTTTAACTGAACCACGCTTCACATAACCTTCGATGCAACACTTCCCTTCAAAGTTATTGGTTAGAATTTGTTCGAGAATTTCGGCAATATTTGTTCCGACATATTTTATAGGTACTGATAATTTTTTAGAAATTATATTTTTAATATATAATGACATTTTGCCAGCTACGGCATTTCTTCTAGATTGGGTAGATGATGATATTCTGCTACTCATAGTTTAATATTTTTGATTTTATATATAATATATGTAAATAAATGTTATATATATTAAATTACATATATTATTTTACATATATTATTGAAATGAATCGAATTCATCTTAATGTTTCTACTTTGTTGAGTAAAACTTGTACAGGAGTTAAAAACCATCTTTTCCCATCTTGTCCTATGGTATCAAAATACCGTAGAATAAATTCCTGTAAAATACATAATTCTATTTCATTTGTATCTCTTTTATTTGAAACAGATAAAGGGATACTATTATCTAAAGAAATTCGGTTAATATATAACTGAAGTAATACATAGTCATTTAAAGGAATTATGTCTCCATCTTCATTTGTACGTTTTTCAATGTCATAATTTAAATATTCACCTCTTTTCGATTCTGGTAGAGCATCTATTATTTCATTTATTTTTGGCGACTTCAACATTTCACTAATATTTTTTTCTGTTGTTGCTCTACCGGCTTGGTCACATCTTGAGGCAATACTGCTTGCGAATAGTTTGCCTTTGCCCTTGCCCTTGCCTTCAGATATCTTCTTTGTTTTAAAAATCATAGAAGAAAAATCTTTTCTTTTCATTGATGTCATAAAACCAATATAGTTATTTAAAGGATTTTCCATGGTTATTGTATTTTTTTCGGAAATATCCTTTTTAAAATACTCAATATCCGCTGCACCCGCCGGTTTCCACATGTTAAGTTTCGCATCTTTTATAAACAACTGATATGTTCCGTCTATATTAATTAATAATACTCCTTCCATTCCGTTTCTACTACGTAAAATATTTTTTTCGTAATATTCTTCGAGTAGTTCATCAAATATGTACTTTTTAGGATTTTCACTTCTTTCGGCGATTGTTTCGCGACGTTTTGGGGAAATAATATAGTTCAGAATCGAAAGTGTATCATCAATGTTCAGTTCTTCTAAAATATGCGACACTAACAATATTTGTAATAAATCTCGTGGAATAAAAGATAATTTCTTTTCTAAAATATTACCACAGTTATAATACCAATCATTGTTCCCCCTCTTATAATTATTTTGTTTGTTAGCTTCATTAAATTGCTTTTTCGCTTTTGTAAACGCTTTTGGTTCCTTCTTAACTGTCGAAAAATATTTGAAAAGTTCGTCTTCACTTTCAACGCCTTCTTCTACATCTTCGCTTACTTCTTCTAGTGTTGACATTTTTTTACCCATCGACGATGCACGTGCCTGTGCCTGCGACTGCGCCTGCGACTGCTGTATGCTTGAAATATACGACTTTTTAAACTCCTCGAAATAGTTTTGTTCCTTATTCGGTTTAAATATAATCTTTTCACGTTTAAAATCCACCGGTTTTTGTCTATCGCGAATAGGTATGATAGGATTGTCTAACTCGAGAGGTTGGAATAAATAATACGAACCGATATTTACGAGTCTTCCGTATCTACCATATTTGTCACGAATATATTCGTTCTTGTCTTCTATTAACTGTGTAAGGGCAATATCGATTGCTTCGATTGGGTATTTTTTGTTATAATTGATTGTGGAAATTAAGTCGCTCGATATATCCTGTATTTTTTCACCATGCGCCGTTCTTTTGTAAAAGAATTTTTCTTGGAAAATATCGCGTATTCTCTGTATAATTTTATCGGTATTCATGGTTATGATTGCATCCGTAAAAATATCTTTTCTTGACCCAATACGGCTCTCATTCATCCCTGGTTTACAGCTGAAAACGCACTCCATATAGTCACAAACCGCGGAATAATTTTTGTCGCCGATTTTGTATTGAATAACTATGTTACTTTTTGTTTCGGGGTTATACGACGAGAGTATTTGCGGCACAGGTTCATCGTTTAATTTTTCGTCGAATTTTTCTTCCGTAAAATTTGTTTGCTCAATATTGAGAAGACAGTCTACGGCATTCTCTTTCAATACGCGACTTACTTCGCCAATGTACCGCGCTTTTCTCTCGGAAAGACGATACATGTAAACATCCGCCGCTTCTACGTCGGGCGTACTTGTCAAAATAGACCCGTGTAAAAATATCTGAACATTCCTTTTTTCGAACTCCAAGTCTTTATGACTGCAGTTTCGCACCGCACGACCAATGGTTTGCTCCGTCAAGTTGATATTATACCATGGCTCCAGTACATGAACTTGGCGAATATTCTTGAAATCGAGCCCTTCCGTTCCCGACTTTGAAATAATAATGACTTTCACGAACCGCCCGTCAAAGTTTGCTTCATTGCTAGCTGCTTTCACGTCTCCTATATTATCCGGCGATAAAGACGCTTCTCCTGAAATGACGACATATTTTGCCGGGAAAAATGTCTCATTTGCGCGCATTTCGCCTCTTTGGCGCGATGTAATCCCGTCTATCGCTCTTACCCCATCGGGTGGGTTATTGAATAACGACCTAGCTTTTGTACCGTATCGCGTAAACCCCATACTCTCCAATGCCAGCGCCATAGGTATTACGCCGCCCTCAATATAAAAACTGTAAATTAATATAATACCATCCGATTTATATATATTGTCGCAAATACTCTTTATTTTCGAGCTATAATTGCCTATTGCATCTCTAGCGAATATGTGTGGTTTGTCATCTTTATATTCAAAACCGGTTTTCGTATCTTCGCTGTAGTTCATGATATTCCTAAGACCGTATTTGCCAACTAGAAGACGAATATCGTAGTTGATATTATCGGTTTCGGGGTTAAATTCGTCGGATGGGTACGAGATATTGAGAGCTTCTACTGGGCTTCGCAGGATGTTGATGCCGACGGAAACGGATTCTTCAATCGTGCGCATTTCGTCACGTTTCAAGGCGAGAAATTGTCGAATAATATAGGAGTAAACATTTTGCTGGTATTCTGATGCCGGATTCAAGTATATTTTATCTTGCATTCTAGACAGTTTTCGGTGTTCGGGGATTCGTAAACCATTGATTTGCATGTTTGGGATTTCGTATTGTCCGGGTCGTCTGGGCGACTCTGCACCCGCACCCGCATCCGCACCCGCACCCGCACCCCCACCAGAAAATGTATGTTCGGGAGCGAACTCATCCGGATAAATACGAAAGGGAAATGTATATGGATTTTCGCCGCGAATATAGGAGACATATCCAGTTGAAAAACGCCGCAAGTTTTCTCGCCCTGTTTCAGTGATTTGCCCCGGTCCATCCGCCGTTTCTACAAATATACCTTCATCGGGATTAGAATTAAAGACGTCGCGAATATCAATCTCAGCCCTCCCATCATTTATCCGCATAATATTGAGCAACCATATAATTTCGCGGTAACTATTATACATGGGTGTGCCGGTCAAAAGAAGGAGACGCGTCATAAGGAAGGGTCCGAATTTTACCAGTTTTTCCAACTGTTCCGCGACGGCGCGTGTGCCACTTTTTTCATCCGTGCTTTTTATATTATGAAACTCGTCGATTACAATAAGGGAGTTACCAAATACTACTTTTAGTTTCTGCATCATGATTTTGGTTCGATGAGACCTATCTGTAATGTCGTCGCTTACGACGGATGTTTTTTCAATAAGATTTGCAAACTGGTCGTATCCTAAAAAGCGGTAAGAACGACGAATAATTTTTTTAATTTCGGATACAACTTTTTCTTCTTCCATACCTTTCATGTTCATAGGGTTTATTTCTTTGAGATATTTATTACCCGTACAAGAGCGGATATTCCAAATACCGTCGATTAATTTAAGTTTATTTTTATCGAACAGTTGTAGTTTGAAGTTTTGCTGGACATTAGGGCTAGCAACAATAATAATTTTTTGCGAGGTTGACATGCCGATTTGAACCAAGTAGTCGCGCATTTCTTCGCATATTGTTATTGCGGAACATGTTTTGCCGGTTCCTAACCCGTGGTATAAAAGAAGACTGTTATATGGTGTTTGAAAAGAAAGAAAGTTGCGAACAAAGAGTTGGTGCGGCGAGAGTTCGAAATCCGCATTACACATTTTGTTGGAGTATTTTTTTATTGCTTCTAAACTATTTTGTATGGTTCCGTCATATTTTGTATCGGCGAATTCCTTTTTAGATGCGATTTTTATGTTAAATTCGGGGTCATCCAGTGTTGGGTATAGAAAGTTATATGCATTTTCATCTGTTTGTGTTGCTAATTCTTCTGGCGATGGAGACGGCGAACCATCTCCTTCTTCTTCGCCAAGTGGGGATTTTAAACCGAGATTCGAAAATTGTTTATTAAAATGTTCAATCGATTTTTTTTCGGCATCACCTTTTTCTTGTAAGAATCTATTTTGCTGTTTTTTAGATTTTCTAGAAATATCGGGATTGAAAATAAATTCTTTTTGTTGCTGTTGTTGCTCAGGTGACATATTTGAAAGAAGGCGTTCTTGTAAGTCTTCTTGGTACCGGTATTCTCTTCCTTCCCTTTCGCTTTCACCTTCCGATGCCGATGCCGATGCCGATGCCGATGTTGCCAATTCTTCTGATGACTGTGCTTGTATATAGGGTACTTCTTGTTCTGATGCTGATGCTGACGATGATGATGATGCAGCTGCTGGTGTAGTAGCTTTGGATGCTGTGGACGATGATGATGCTGTCGCCGTGGATGATGACGATGATGGTGGTGGTGACGAGGGTGGCTGCATTTTACTTTGTTTAAGATACTGTAAACTTTCTGCAGCGGCTGCTTCAACCTCCGACGATGGTGCTCTCGATAACTCATCGCGCCGAATATCATATTCAATGCGACTGTCCATACTTTCTTGTGAAGGCGTACGTGATGCAGCGAATCCTTCCCGACTCGATGAACCACTATCTGCAAGTTGTCTTCTACCTTGTTGTGGTTGTGGTTGTGGTTGGCTTCCAGACGATGAAACACTATCATCTCTTGGTTGAATAGATATATTAAATCCTGAACTATTACTACCTCTTGGGAGAGAAATATTAAAATCTCGCATATTCCCACTAGGTGTAGACAATGAAAGGTTTCTAGATGAGTCGCGCGAACCGGAAGATGGTTTTGAAAGACTAGAGAAATTCGGGAAACTTAAATTTTGTCGCGAACGTGACGCACTTGATAAATGCGGTGTACCACTTTTTTTATCGGAACTCTCGGAACCTTGACCCGGGACTGGACCTTGACTAGGCGACGACGACGACGACGACGAACTATCCAAAAATGAACCAACAGCACCGGGAGGCATGGAAAATTTAACATCGGAAAGAACAGGCATTAAAATAATACCTCGGTTTGAGTCGGCTACAACTTTTATAAAAGGGTCTAGTGAAGATAATGAGGATGCACCGGCGACCGGAGCGGCGGCGGCAGCAGCACCAGCACGTTCTCCTTGTCCGCGATTAAGTAATCCACGAATATTTTCAGGAATATTAATTTGTTTTATTTTAATAGCAGGTTTTTTACCTTTTTTATTTGGGTCTGAATCCATTTAATATATACTAATATATACTATTATATACTATATACTATAAATGAATAAGTAATTCTTATATAATGTTAATATAATGTTAATATAATGTTAATATAATCTATATTCTTGTAAAACTTTATTTATTTTTTCAATAATATTAATTTTTTCTAAATTATAAGGGCGAATACAATTGATACATTCTTCAAAACTAACCCATTTTATATTTCGAACTTCCGATTTCTGATATTCTTGAATATCTTTCGTATTATTTATCATATGTGCTAGATAATATTTATGTTTATAACTTTTAATATTTGAACCGATGAACATTTCTTCATAGGGGATAATGTTTTCAATAAGTTTAAAGTCGCATAAGTCATAACCGGTTTCTTCTGTAAACTCCCGGAGACCACAGTCAATATCTTTTTCTTGGTAGTTTCTGCGACCTTTAGGAAATCCCCATTCCGGATCACCCCAGTTTGTGGTAGAAGACTCAATTAACGATTTTAAACTATATTCTACATCTTTAATTTTTATGCCTTTTTTCAGAGATTCGAATTTATCTTTAGAAGATGTTTCTTCGCCCCTATATTGAAGACTAGAGTATTCTCCCCATAGTAGTTTCCACATGTCTTCGAACTTCATATTTAAAAGTTTGCCTTTTTCATCCAACGTCATTTCATTGATTAGTGTTTGTATATATTGTATGTTAAATAAGGGATACTTGCCACGTATAAACTCCACAAATCCAAAACTATCATTTCTTTGTATTAAAAGATACTCGAGACAGTTATTTGTTGTACTATACCTAAATGAAATAATGCCAATACTTGTGATGGGATTTTTACAATCAACAAGTAAATGTCCCGTTTTTCCACAGTTGTTGCAAAAATTATTATATGTTGATTTTAATGATTTTGAATTCATAATTATATGTATTCTTTGTTATCTTTTTATATTGTTTCTAATTAGAAATGGTATTAGATTCGAATGTATGGGGACCACATTATTGGTTTGTCCTTTTGTCTATCGCTATTTGCTATCCCATTCACCCAAATGATGTAACAAAGAAAAAATATTATGAACTCATTCATAATTTTCCTCTATTTATGCCCGACTCAAGAATCGGAAATAAGTTTAGTGATTTAATAGACAAGTATCCGGTAACCCCTTACTTGGATAGCCGCGACTCGTTCATAAAGTGGGTTCATTTTATACATAATCGTGTGAATAAAATGACAAATAAAGCCGAAATTCCCCTCAAACAAGCATTGAAAGAGTACTACTATCACTATAAGCCCAAAGCAGTAAAGATGCAAGAAGAGATGAAATATAGGGAAAAGTTAGTATTCTTTCTCATTTTACTTGGGGGTATTGTTGGTGTATATTATTTATATAAAAAATAAAAAATAAATTATTTTAATAATATAATAATATATAACGTAGTAAAATAGTAATAAAATAATGGTTTTTAATCCAAAACCTAGAGTAAAATCAAAAATAAAATCAAAAAAAAGAAATAAAGTCAACACAAAAAAAATAAAAAGTACATATGATGGCGGTTCGGCTTTTGCAAAAGGCGGGTTTGGTTGCGTTTTTAAACCCGAATTAAGTTGTAAAAACTCTGATGTACCCCGTCGTCCAAATTATGTGAGTAAACTGATTAAGAAAAGTAATGGTGAAAGAGAATATATGTATATCTACAATGTTAAAAAAAAATTGGAAAACTTGCCTGCAAATATAAAGAAATATTTTTTACTTGATAATATTACCATGTGCGACCCGAAAGCATTATCAGACAAAGATAAAGTAAAGATAGAAAACGTATGTGGATATATTTTGACCGATGTGAGTGATGGTAATACAAATATGCCTATAACTTCGGATACTTTAAATAATAATTTACACAAGTTTAAAATAATAAACATGCCCGAGTTAAGTATGACATTACATGATTATATATTGAAAACGGTTTTATCTCCTGCGAATTTTGTCACTATTAATAATATCATTATTGAATATTTAACGGTTGTAATACCGGCTATGTATAAAAATAATGTAGTTCACAGTGATATTAAATCGGAAAATATGATGATTAATATGTATGATAATAATAGAATAGTGTTAATAGACTGGGGTTTATCTTATATTGTAGATAATGACAGAAAAAGTTTACCAAAAGCTTTAAACGAGTTAAGCGTTCAATTTATACATCCATTTTCTGGATTTTTATTTAAATATAATCTAGTCGAAAAATACGATACATTCCTTAAAAATTTGAAAAAGGAAGGTGTTAAAATAACAAGAGATAGTTTGCGCGTATTTGCTATATCAGAATATATGAACTTTATGGCTATGAATAACAAACAGTTTTCATTTTTTAATGATATGTTTACTATTTTTTATAGTGGTGAGTTTGCAAAGTATTTAAGTAACGGACAAGAATCATATAGTGAAGATATTATATCATATAATATGACCATGTACTATATTGTTGAATACATTATTGATATTTTGATTGCATATACGGTTGACTATAATTTTGAGTTGGTCAAATACTTCAATGAGGTATATTTAATCAATGTAGACAGTTGGGGGTTAATGTCGATATATATTGATTTAATAAAAAATAAAAGAGAATTATTTAAAATGACTGCTATAGAACATAAAATATTTGTTAATAAAATGATGTATATATTGACGGAGTACTTATTTAAAAATGGTAATGTTCCAATAAATGTCCCAAAAATAGTGTCCGAAATTAAAAACTTGAATCAGTATTTAATGAGTCTGAGTAGTAAAAGAACTAGTGTTACCGTGGTAAATAAGTTAGGAGTTAGAAGTGTTAGAAGAAGTATACGCGCTTCAAGTGCGAGACGGTCGAGAATGCAACCTGCTGTCGCTGTAGCGAAAGGAGGATATAAAACTAGAAAGTGTACAAAGAGGAGAAAATAGGGGGGAACATGAAGAAATAATGAAAATATATACTCAAAATTATTATATGTTGAGTATATAGTTGAGTATATTGTTGAGTATATAGTTCACATTTCACAGAATATAATGAAAATAGAGTTGGTTATATTTATTGTAACTTGCTTATTGATTGCGAATACTTATTATGATGGCAGGTTAATAAAAATATTAAATACTGTAAAAAGTAGTAAATATTTAAAAATGGCGACATTTGCTTTTGGCGGACTTTCATTATATTTATTTTTTAAAAAAAATCCCGATAATTCTAGAGAATTTTTAGGGCACGCAAATGATATGATAAAAACTCTACCCATGACGCGTGAATCTATGGATTTAATTAGCCCATTTTTGAATTTAACAAATACGAAAACATTTACAGATACAAACCAAGATATTTATATGAATGGTGGTGGCATGGGTGGCGGCGGCGGCGGTGATGGTTCTAATAATCCAGGTGTTAATCGGATGATGATGTCAGGTAGAGGAACAACAAAACGAAGTGTAAGCGAAACAAAGAAAAAGTTTGTTGCTGCAAATCAGAATTGGTTATGCAATGATTGTAAGCGTCAGTTGCCGGCTTGGTTTGAGGTAGACCACGTCATTGCATTACATAATGGTGGTTCAAATGAGGTTAGTAATTTAGTAGCATTATGTCGGGACTGTCATGGTAAAAAAACAGCGATGGATAGAATAGACCATTCCTAAAAATGTATTTGTATATAGTAACGATATAATCAAAAACCAAAAACAATAAATGAGTAAATGAATAAATGTTTTTATATATTAATTATAATAGGATAATATATAAAAATGGATAATATACCATCCACAAATACAACATCATCACCACTATTAAATATTATTTTATCAATAACAAGATTTATTATCTTTGCGTTACTGCTGGTATCATTTGTTATGTTATTTACAAATGGTGGTACAATAAAAAGTTATATGATAGGTATATTTTTATTTTTACTAATCGTATCTATATGTGGTTTTAATAATATAGCTAATTTAGGTATTTTCCAAAATATAAACTTTCTCACATTGTTATGGTGTTTGCCTATAATAATCGTTTTGATTATTTCTAGAAAAGAATTATCTGAAAAAACAAGAGATATTACTGATCCACTTTCCATTATACTGACAATTTTACTGGTACTTAATTTCACCATAGATTCGATTTTACAATTTATTGGTACCATTATTGGATGGGCAGCACGTTTATCAAATGTATTATTGCCTATTTTTATTGGACTAATCCTAGCGACAATTATTTTAAGTGTCGTTTTTTACTGGGATAAAATAAGCACGACGGTTAAATTATTATTTTTAGCCGCAGTAGTTTTAGGGGCTTTATTCATAATAAATGGTGAAAATATTATTGCATACATGGCTACAAATAGTGTATCGTTGGGTATAAATTTGATGGTTATTTTTGGTTTTGCTATTATAAACTATATTTTATACAAGTATACTGATAATGGATTATTATCAAATGTATTTCAAATATTATCCGTTTTATTTTTAGCAAGATGGATATACTTGTATGCTTTTGGCTTTTATGGTTCTTCTGGTGTTAAAACATTCACATCTACAATAGGTACGGGAACTAGTGCGAAACCTGCACCGAATGCTTTTTTTTCATACTTGACGGATATTAATTTTTACTGCGAAACAATAAAGTCGCTTTTTACAGGCGTGATTAAGTACTTTTTGTTGGCGATATTCCTATTTTATGTGTGGTTTACAATTTATATTTACTATAAAAATAGTTTTGAATTTTTAACCACATACAAAACGCTGTCGCTTCTAGGGTTTTTGACTGTTGGTGTTTTATTGCTGGTATTAACTATTTATTCCATGTCTGGAGGGTCAGGAGTAAAGGAAGTTGGACCTTATGCTAGTCTTGTATCTAAAATAAGTTTATCATTTATTGTTTTCGCGATTGTTCTAGGATTAATTATCTATGGGCTTTCACGTGTAATGTCTATTCCCTCTACTTTAGACCAGATTATAAGCGTTATTAACTTTTTATTATTAATGGTACTTATTGCATTGGTGCTCAGTGTATTTAATTTTAATACATCAACGAGCCTGGTTTTATCAAACAATGTTGGTTTGGGATTTATATTTAATTTTATTATGAAGATAATTTTGTATATTCCTTGTTTTATTATCGACTGTTCAACTGTAGTAAGAGAGCAGTTACAGTTAGCGAAGAAAGAGTATACTGTATTAATTATATTACTAATTCAAATTGCCCTAATAGCTTCCAAGTTTTTGATTCCGAAGGTATTTAATACAATAGTAAATAGCGATGGTGTTGTGCTAACAGATAAAGTGTATCCATTAGAAATGAAGAACAGTGTGGCGATTCCTCCCTCAATGAAGAACATGGTTAAAAGTGTAAACTATGGAGTATCTACTTGGTTGTATATTCACCCCGTTCCAACCAACACAAACGAAGCATACATTCAAAATACCTCACTTATAAACTGTGGAAATGTACCCGATATACAGTTTAATGCAGAAAAAGGTGTTCTTATATTCTCTGTTGATGTTACAGATGCAAATGGTGGAAAACGCACCGTTATCGTACCTGATAAAAAAACAAAAAGAGATGTAAAAATCATATACTCAAGGTGGAATAATGTTTTTGTTAATTTTATAGATGGAGGTATGGATATATTTTTAAACGGAGATTTAGTAATATCTCAGCCAAATATAATACCCTATCAAAACCCGAATGGTGTTATCATAGGTTCGTCGCCGGGTATATATGGTGAGATGTCTAATTTAGTATACTATAAGACGCCTGTATTAGCGCAGAATATTAAATTAATGTATGAGTCTATGAAAGATATGAATCCTCCTGTAACGGTGTAGAATAGTGTAGTTTTGTTTTTATTTATTTTTATTCGTTACATTAAAGAATAAATGTTTTTATTGTTGTTTTTATTGTTGTTATTATTTTATTAAACAATAACTATTGTTATTATAATTATTGTTATTATAATTATAATTATTGTTATTAAGAAAAATTTCTAGATGTATATTATAAATGGATTTAAAATTAATATTAGGTGTTGTAATTGTTGTAATACTTTTATACATTATATGGAGTTATTTTTTCACTTCCATGGAGGTATTGATGTCTTTTCAAAAGGGAACCGAATTATTTCATAAGTCACTGGATAAAGTAGTAGATAGTTCTAGAAATAATTACTCATTTTCCGTATGGACATATATTGATGACTGGGGTGTAAACTATGGAAATAGTAAGAATATTTTAGCATTAGCGCCAGGTGAAAGAAGTCCATGTTTTTTTGCTTTGTATTTTGCCAAGACAACCAACGACTTGCATATATATATTGAGCCGGCTAGTCCCGCAAGTGTAGGAAATAATGAAAATGTATATAACTCGCTTTCGTCTACTTGTAGTGTAACGAATTTTCCACTACAGACATGGGTAAATATATCGGTTAGTGTATACAATCGCGCAATTGATGTGTATATTGACGGTAAACTGATAAAGACATGTAGCATGACTACGGTTGCATCGCCTATTTCAAAGAATAGTGCTATTTTTATAGGAGGAAATAGAACACCTAATAATAGCCAGGTTCCAGGATTTTCCGGTTTTATCGCGAGTGTGGTATATAGTCCCGATGTATTTAGTCCAAAGGAAGTATGGGATATTTATTCTAGAGGATACACGAATTCCGCATTCGACTTGAACGCACTCAAGAGATATAAACTGGAGCTCGCTTTCTTGAAAGATAACTCCGTTTTGAAGAGTTTCAGTATTTAGATAAACGTAAAAATTAAAAATTAAAAATTAAAAATTAAAAATTAAAAATTAAAAATTAAAAATTAAAATAAGGAATAATTAATAAGTAAATAATTAATCATTAACTGATTAATTATTTTAGTAGATATATTAAGCAGTATATAAATATTTTATATCTATTATATAAATATAAATATAAATATAAATATAAATGGAAGAACCGTCATCAAAAAATCTAAGTTTTGGAGATTCACTTAAAGGATTACTACCAGGCGCCGATGCATCTCCTGGTCCCGGTGCTGGTACTGACCCCGTTCCTGATGCTGGTCCTGACCCCGGTGCTGGTATGGATTTCGCATTACCATCATCACAATCCGGGTTCAAAGATTTTAGTTCTGCAAGTGTAGTCGAGGGTTCTAAAGATTTTTTAGAATCAAATAGTTGGGTTGCAAAGATTGCTTTTTTGTTGATGGTTATAATAGGCTTTGCCGTTTTATTTCGACTCATGGTAGCTCTTATTACATGGTTATTTTCTCCGAGTGGTAAGGTTATACTCGTTGATGGATATATAAATGGTTCTGATTCTACAATTATATCTCAAAATCCTGATATTAAAAAGTCAATCACGGTTGTTCGTTCTATGAATGAAAAGACCGGCATAGAGTTTACATGGTCGGTATGGTTGTATTTCAACGGTTTTACAAACGACACTCAATATCATCATGTATTTAATAAAGGAAATAAAGAACCCAATAGTGAGGGTATTGTTTCGCCAAATAATGCTCCTGGTTTATATGTAAATCCCAAATATGACGGTATTCGTGTAATAGTGAATTCATTTAATGATCCGTTTAGTGATACTATAGATATAAATGATTTGCCGATTGCAAAATGGATGAATGTTGTGGTACGTATACAAGGTAAGAACTGCGACGTATATGTTAATGGACGATTAACAAGGCGGCGTATCATGAAGGATGTTGTGAAGCAGAATTATGACGATGTAAATATTTGTTTAAATGGTGGATTTTCCGGATACTTGTCGAATTTGACATATTATAATAACGCGATCAGTATTGCCGAAATACAGGATATCCTTGTATCTGGTCCTAAGATGAAGTCTGCATCTAAAAATTTTGATGATAACTTTAACAGACCGCGGTACTTGGCAGATAGATGGTATTTTGACCAAAATGACGTACCCGCTATTAAATAATAAATAAAAACAAGCACCATAGCAACATATCAACATATCAACAGATTATATTATTTTATTTACAGTCTATCTGTCGAAAACATATTAAACTTCATACCTCCTGCTGCATATGTCTTCGGGTATCTATAGTTGTTAAATGGCGCATCATTGTTAAAACAAAGTATGACAGGTTTACCTGGAACATTCGAGCTACTTGATGAGTTGCACACAATTGGGGAAGGTATAGTCCGACACGTTAAACTATTATTAACAATTTTCAGTCCTACACCCTCTTCATTATTTACATTTGTAGTATTATCATATGTATACAACTGCGACTGAGACGCCCACGCCATTTTCCTCGTAAGTTCATTTCTCGACGCCATAGACCATAACTTCGCTTTTGAATAATTTAATCTCCCATTCACTGGACATTGTAAAACATTTGACTTCCGTTGCATATCATAGCTTGTTTCGGCTACATTATTTGCTTCTATTTTAAAACTAGGACAATTTGGTTCAAAACGTGACCATAAATATGTAGGTAGGTTATTATTAAAAGGTGTAGCTTGAGCGATATTTGAGGGTGCGCTATTTCCGTTTGCATTCGTTGCATATACTTGAAAACAGTATGTAACGCTATTATTTACAACGGCGATTATATCAAAATTGGATACACTGAAACTTGGGGCTGTCCCCGTATATAAGTTCATCCAATCACCGAAGCCGCCGACTTTATATTGGAGAGTATATGTTATTGGTCCTACTCCTGTGGAAATATTCCATGATATAGAAACCGCCCCTCCGTCGGTAGCTAGTGCTGCTAAATTTGCTGGTTGTGTAGGTGCAGACATTGTCAGTTAATTGCGAATATTATAATATACTATTGTATTATAATATTGTGTTATTTTTCATTTGTATATATCGGTTTTATTGTCCAGTTTAATATACCCCTAGACCCTAGACTCTAAGCCGAGGATTTACACATACCTCTCTTGTCGGAAAAATATCACCCGACATACATTTCATATCTTTTGTAACTTCAATACAACTTCTAAATCCTCTATCTTCGCCTATATAACAATAACCCGATTTCGTCCTCGGTATTTGTGTACTACTTGTCGCATCATCTGCTACTGGATTCTGGTTTTTAAGAGCATATTCTAATGCGTTCCTTACCGATTCTTGTCTTTGTTTTTCACGGGATGTCTCTTCTTGATAGGGTGCAGGTGCGGAAGCAGGTGGGCGGGCGGAGTCTCCTTTATTTATCAACGGAGTTCGCCTTTCGTGTGGCTGGATTGGTATAGGTTTTAAATTTGGGTCGAGCTGTGGTCGAGCCATGGGTGTGAGTTTTTGTGTTGGTGTTGTGGCAGTGGCGGTGGATGGCGTTGGTGAGGTGGTGGACGGCGCTGTTGTTGTCACTGGTTTTGTGCCGACATTCTTATCGAGTTGGTTTATTGTATTTGTGCCGGTTTTTGAGTCATTACCTGGCAATGAATCGCCACTCCTATCTGCTACAACGGGTGTAGTTTTCATTAGACCGGTTGATACAAGTAGAGGTAGAATATTTGTATCATAGAAATTTTTAATAAATTGTACAACATTATCTAAATGCCCCGTTAGGTTGAGAATAAATACGAGAACTATTAATATAACCATAAATACTCTAAATAAGAACCATCCTGTTGAAGATGGTGCTTCCGTAGAGACGGATGCTACTTCTGATGGCGATAAAATCGATAATAGTTTACTCGATTTAAAAGTTATTCCTTTGTCTGCATCTTTATCTTCGTCCATATCGGCGCCATTTGTTGCATTTGGGTCTTCGGGAATTTTACTATCATCGCGTTTACTTAAAAAACTAAAAAATGAAGATTTTTCTTCCTCCTTTTCCTCCTTTTTGAGTTGTTCTTCTCCGCCCTTTAATATACTAAGCGACCTTTTTAAAGAATTAGATTTGGACTTCGGTTTTAATTTCATATTTGATTTAGGTTTTTCTTTCATCGTATTAAAATATAACTATAAAATATTTAATTTAATCGATTTTTTTATTTATTAATATTTTTATTTATTAATATTTTTATTTATTAATATTTTTATTTATTCATATTTTTATTTATTCATATTTTTATTTATATATAGTACTATACTAAATAATACAAGTAATTTATGATGAATTCTTTTATTGTATCTTCTGTTCTTTTGGTTCTTGTTGACTCTGTTTATTTATATTTTATTGGAAAGCCGGTATTTGATAAGACAGTAGCTGCAATTCAAAACTCTGCCCTTGTAGTAAATATGCCGCCGGCAATTTTTACATATATTCTTATGGCGATTCTTCTTAATTATTTTATTATATCTGCAAACAAGTCGCCATTTGATGCTTTTATATTGGGATTCTGTACCTATGGTATTTTTGACTTTACCAATATGGCAATTTTCAAGAAATATAATTTAAAGACAGCGATTACCGATACTTTATGGGGTGCAATATTATTTTTTGCTGTTACTACAATTACTTATTATGTTAAGAAGTCTAATATGTTTTAATAAAGTTGGGAATTCACCCTTCATTCATCATAAAATCAAATTTATTCATTAATTGTAACTTGTCAATTGACTTTTCTAGAGAACTTTTTCGAACGTCTGTCATCAAATAGTCTACTTTTGGACCTATTTCATTTTTCTTTATTTGTTTGTAGACTGCATTGATTTTTTTTACAACAGATTCTACTAATTCTTTGTCTTTTGTTATTTCTATTTTAGTATCATATTTTTCGGTTAAAATAGAAATCGCGTAGTATATCAAGTAGCGCCGTTTTTTCTTAACACCTGGTGTATATTTCAAGCAGTATAGGGTTAATATGCTATTCATTATTTTGACTTTTATATTATCGTGATTTTTTGAGTTGTTAAGTATGATTTCCCATAGAATCCACATAGGGTCCATTTGGAATTTTTCATCAACAGGTATATTCGCTCTTCGTTCACATAAACACTTCTCCTTTTTTTTAGCGCATATTTTTTGAAATTCCATTATCCATTCTACCCAAAAACACGCCTGCAGTGCATTGTTCGACTCTTGCGATATGTGATACGCAAATTCATTAATAGCAATAAATAACTCTTTAGGGTCGTCTTTTCGATAAACGCACTGCGCATATGATACCGAAGGTGCTTTCAATTTATTCGACATATGTGTTATGTCATATTCTTCTTCTTTGTTTATTTTTATACCTTGGAAACAGTGTTTTTTGTTACTAGAACATAAAATACAGATTATTTCTGCAAACATGCTTCTTATTTTGGGGTTATTTCTTAGACGTAGTATGTCGTCTCTGTAGCCGGAAGATAGAATTGTTTTAAAGTTTTCGTATCGCATTTCAAGATATATTGCTAGTTTTGGGTTAGCTAAATGGATATGTTTTCCTAAAAATGTTAGTATGATATCCCATAAGTCTAAGAATTGTCCGGCGCAAATAAGTTCGGAACTCCAATTGCACGCGTGTTCGATTTTCCCATTAAGTATTGAGTTTAGTAATTCTTTTCTAACATCTGTTTTTTTATATTTTGAGAATGATTCTCCTTTAAATTCGGAGATTGTTCTTATGTCATTAATTTGAAATTCGGTTTCCATATACTATTTTTTCTATAAAAAATATATATTAATAATACATATAATACATATATAAATAATACATATAAGCAAATGACAATTATTGACACAGCAGTTAATAGAATAAATACTTCTTCATGTTGGGTAGTTATGTTGGTATTTTTAATTATTCTTGTATCTATGGTATACATTTATCGCTTATTCTTTTTAGAGACAACGTCTAAAGAAAGCGGTTCAACCGAAAATAAAGAGGGGTTTACTATGAATAAAGAGTTTACATTAAAGACAGGCGAAGAGTCTTTGGACCATTTTTATGCGAGACTATATGAAAATTTATTTTATAGCGACATGCATGATGACTATGAAGTCGGCGTTATTCTAAATAAGGCTTCTCCTGTTCAGCGCACGGATGCTTTAGTGATAGGTTCTAAGACCGGTAAACATGTCAACACGCTTAGTTCGAAAGGGTATAATTGCTATGGTATGGAAAAGTCGGATGACATGATAGCACACTCGGCGAAAAAATATCCGGAGAGTAGGTTTGTTTTAGGAGATGGAACAAACCAGCTCACGTTTGATGCCGAGAAATTCACACTGATTACGTTGCTAGATTTTACAGTCTATACGATTTCAAATAGGCGAATGTTGTTTGAGAACTGTTACAAGTGGTTATCTCCGGGTGGATTTTTAGCGATTCATTTAATAAATGTTGGGGGGTTTTTTGACTCGCAGACCTATGGGGCAAGAGAGCGAAGATTATCACCTGCAGTTACGCGGTTATTTAGCAGCAAGCCTGTTAATAATCCTTTAGGAAACAATGATGCAATTATAGATGATATTATATATAAGTCGGATATGATTATGAATGACCCCGAAGTCATAGAGTTTCGCGAGACATTTAAAAATAGGAAAAATGGTAAAAAGAGGCAAAATGTTCGTAAGTTTATCACGCCTGACCAAACCGTTATTCTAAGTGAAGCAAAAGATTGCGGTTTTAATATGTTGTCGCAGGTTGACCTTCTTCCATTTGATAGACCTTTTCAATATATATATGTCTTGTACAAACCAGCAAACTAACCGGTGCGACCTTGCGACATATGCCGGCTATTAAACATATGAGGTGTAAGAGATGCGGTGAGATTTGTGTTTATTCGTAATTCATAAATCGATAACTCGATAACTCGATAACGCGTATGTGCAAATGTTTTTACATAATCGTATAATACGAACAAAATATATATTTATAGTTATTATGATATGTGGTTATATTATATCATAATAAGTGTCTTATTATTTATTCTATTATTACATGGGTATAATAAAGTAAGACAGAGATTTTGGCTAGAACAGCCTATATTTTATAGATACAATCCCATCAACTGGTGTAGATTAGATACTATACTATCGGATGAAAAACCAGTAGATACGGTTCATTTAAATTTTTTAAATAATAATGTATCTTATGTGACACACACGAATGTACCTGCAAAAATAGGTAACATATATATAAACGAGATTGATATGAGTATGAAATATTACGAAGATATAGTATCGCTAATGAATGACTATCCGTATTTTAATACAAAGTACAATAATGGGAATATGAAATATTTAGATGTGAATCGAAAGATGGAGAAGTCCTTTTTAAAGACGGTATTAGAAAATCACGACTACGACCCGATAGTAACTGTAAATTATAAAAACATATATAAAAGTGATAATGATACATCAAAGGTGCTTTCTGTGCGCAATATTGTTGGCGTGATTATTTCAATACCGCTTTATTGTTTTTTTAAGAAAAAAAAGAGTGGTAATAATAAGAAACAAGTAGCGGCAGTATCGGCAGCATCGACAGCATCGGCAGTATCGGCATCAATGCCTATTTATTTTTCACAGGTGTATTATAATTCTCAAGAAGTGGATGAAACGGATGTTACGATGATGATGAAGACCTACAACTATAAAATGTTTCATGATTGGGACGAGGTCATAAGGAGAGAGCGAGATTACCCCACCTCTCAAACACATGAGATGTTACAGAAGCGTGAGATTAATCGAAAATCGGATGAATTAAATAAAAACTCAGAATCCACAGAATCACAAAATAATGAAAACATATATGAAAACATATACGAAAAGAATGGATTAAAGATATCAAAAAAGAAGGAGAAGATATGTACTTCGATTTTCATATATACTGGAATAAATATACCCAAGATGGTTGTCCCTTTTTTAGAATATCATTCATTTTATATTCCTATCACAAACTGGGATACCGTAGAGTATAGGTTTCATGGGAGCATACATTTGATACGAATAGGTATAGAAAATATAAATATACTATTAGAATATTTACAATTGTATCATACAAATAATGCTACAATGAATAAAGATAGTAAAAAATATGCTAGATTATTCGAGGTGTCCATATTGCCATCATTTTCTCATATATTTCATCTTATAAAAAGTGAGATATATTCTATATACGTATTGTTACAAAAAAACAATGCAGGAACAGTTGGCGCAAATCGCGACACGATACTTGCTGTCTATATGTTTCGCAAATCGAATAAAAATGTTCTTAACAAAAATGTTACAAAAGATGCAAATCATATTTTACATCTACCGATATCGATTCAGATGCCATCTACAAACGTCAACTTCTTTCTTTGCGGGTTTATCAATGCGCTCAAAATGGAGCGTAAAAATAACAAGATTGGGTGTATCTCAATCGATACACTATCACACAATAAAAATATAATCGACTATTTTTTAGCGAATAACAAACCTATTTTGGTGGAGAAAAACACATTATTAATTCACAACTATATATGTAAAACATTATTACCTGAAAATGTTGTAATAATGAATTGAGGGTTTTTGTGTGGGGGTTTGCAGAGATTTGCATTATCGATTTATTAGATACGAATAAACACTAATCTCACCGCATCTCTTACATCTCATGTTTTTATCTTACGTATTTGGTGGACTTGGCAAACGAGTCTACGATAAAAATTACGAAAATACCTAGAAAAGCATAGAGAATCAAATCTTCAAAAATAGAATTTGTCTTATAATCTTGCTGATCTTCTAGTAAATCTATAATATAATTTATTTTTTCTATTAATTCACCTTTCGGTTGACCAGGTATTTCGGATGAACCCTGATTCAAATAAGGGATAAACTGTTTATAATATTGATTTGCATATGTACTAGGCGTATCGTTATATGTATTATTCGAAACGGCACCCTGTGGTGATGTCGGAATATCAGGACTATACAGTGTCTTCGAATTTTCATTGGATGTGGATGTAGCCATAGTAGAACCTGGTCCCTTATAGTTTAACTCGGGCAAAGGAGGAAACATGCTAGAGTTGGAATTGCGAGTGTCGCTACCTTTATAATTTGCTAAACCATTGCTTCCGCTTCCGCTTCCGCTTCCTTCTTCACTTTCAGAGTCGCTAGATTCGTCCATTGATTTTAATAATGCAGCAAGTTTGGATTCATTGGGGGCATTTGGTTTCTGTTTTATTGTTTTTCGTAAATTCGTATTTTTATTTCTTGAGTAATCATTGTTATCATTATTGCCTAAAATATAATTATTTTTATTGTTTTTTACTACATTATATGATGATTTTGAATTTTGAATTGTTGTTCCATTTGCTTCTTCTTCATTATATGACGAAGCAAATAACGCTAAAGGTATAGTCATTCCTATAAAAAAATGAGATATTATTTTAAAAAAAAAACGGAAATTAAATTATAATATTAACAGTAATAATAACATTTTATCTTCCGGTCCATACTTTTATTAATGGCAAACCAGTACTGTATTTGTTATTTACATAGTCACGATAAGTTAACCCCCATCTACAATAGCTATAAATAGAACCAAATAAACATTCTTCTTTCATATTTACTTGTAATAGACATCCTATTATTCTTTCAAATGCACACCTAGCTACTCTGCATGTTATGTGAGGTATCAAACAAGCTATTCGAAATTCGCTGTCTATACTTTTTAAATAATCATATTTAATAACCGACATACAGCCAAAACATCCACTCCAAAAGCCCAAATCTTTCTTATTATAAAAATGATTCAAATTTTCATTATTGATAGCAGACAATAGAGTCATTTGATATGGAAGTGATTCGTTATCTGAAATATTTCTTTTAGAAAAATTAAATATCATTTTATAGTTGTTTACATGAAAATCTACATATTTTTTTATAAATACCGAATCATGTAAGATAACAGCAGTTTCACAAAATTTTGTTTTTAAATAATAATAATATGGCAAAAATTCTCCTCTTCGGGTAAACTCACTTTGTATTACCATTGTGTTATCTAGTGTGTCGTGCGTAAGAAATGTTTTGTTGCTGTTATCGTCTATTATTAATATTCTATTTTTCGGATAAAATATTTTAATGCATCTATAACACTCTTTCCAATACTCGTTCGTTATGCTAGAGTTCACGTGTCGCAAAATTATAAATCCTATCTTTTCTGGTTCGCCTGTTTCTATATGAGTAGAGTCAACTGCAAAAGAAGGTTTCCATTCCATGGTAGGCAAAATTTCATTCTCTTTATGATGAAAACTATCGTGACTAATAGTAACGTTTGGTGCTAAGACTTTTGGATGGTTTACTATAGTCTTCGGAGCATAAGTTTTCGAATCTGAAGTAAAAAATAAAGAATGTGTAGGGACATTCTTTCCTTTACTATTTAATATATGCGCGTTTAATGGGGTTATTCTAGTATTGTGCATATACATGTAAATATATGATTTATAATATATAAAATATATTATATAAATAAATAGGATAATTTACAAATATGCTTGTTTATAACTATGCATGTTTATAACTATGCTTGATTATAACTATTTTTATTTCTAAATATATAATAAATAACAAGTAACAAATGAATACCACAACTTATAGTTTAATATTTTACAATATTTTACTGCTTGCTCTTTTATTTGTTTTCATACCAAGTTTTTACAACTACATGTATAGCTCCTTTATAGGTAGGATTATAATCTTATTGCTTATTGCTTATTTTTCGAAAGTAAACTTCTATCTAGCACTCATATTTTTAACAATTATAATCATAAAATCAATACCATTATATGAAGGATTTTCTAACTAAAATCATAAAATTAACATTAAGGGGCATATTACTTTTTAGTAAATATAAATTAATACATTTATTAATTTTACAAATTTATTAATTTTACAAATTTATTAATTTTATTTGTTTTGTAAATATATAATATAATATTAACTACGACAGACAATGGACATTATAAATAATGCTATAAATTCTCTAAATTCTAGTACATTTTTTGCTGGGATAATGATGATATGTTTAAATATTGGGTCAAGGTATATACAGCTTAATTTAGATGAATCAACCGAATCTTATATAAAGTATGCCCTTACAAAAGAAATTTTAGTTTTTACAATATCTTGGATGGCGACCAGAAATATATATCATGCACTTGTTTTAACAGCTGTTTTTGTCGTTTTAGCAGATTTCGCATTGAACGAAAAAAGTAATTATTGTATTCTTCCCAAAAACTTTATAAAGTCGCGAAAACTTGGTGAATATACAAATAATAAAGTTATAACTGAAAAAGAATTTAACGATGCAATGGAAATAGTACAAAAATATAAAACTCAAAAAAGTAAAAGCAATCAATTAAACTATTTAGATGCTTATAACATGAACAAAATGTAAAAATATCATATTACTAACATCAGAATACAATATTAACATCAACAATATAATGTATAAAAATTAATATTATAATATCCAAATTAATTAAATGAATATTATAATATATATTATCAATATTATATAAAATGAGTAAGGAAGAAGAAAATAAAGAAAATAAAAATGACGATGATGATGAAAAAGAAAAAGTATCATGGTATGTAGCTCAACAAAATAAAACCACAAATATTATTAAAAAATATAACATAGGAACACTGCAAATATTTATAAGTCCTGAAATTTTAAGTATGACGAGCAAGGAAAGAAAAAGAATAGATAAAATTTATTACAAAAGAGATTATACATCTACACCAAGCGAGTTGCAAAAGTCACAAAAAGACTACGAAAAAGAAGTAGCCTTGCAGAAAGAACAAAAAGAACAAAAAGACAATATTGCAAAACAAGCTGCTGTTCCGCCAGCCCTCCCAGCTATTCCACCTCCTCCGAATGTTGTTCCTCCAGCCCCCCCAGCCCTCCCAGCTCCTCCTCGTCCTGTTGCCCCGAATGCCCCGAATACCGATTTAAAAAAAAAACAATTAATGATTGGAGGAGGATTTTTTGACTCGGATTTTAATGACGACCGTGGCAGACTTTATGAAAGAGAAAGAGAAAGAGAAAGAATGGATCCATATAACGGTATGGAAGCAAGGATGGGAGCCAGAACCACTACATCCAGTTCTATTACTGCGTCGAGTTTACTAAGTACTGCAACAAAAGATGCAGAACCGTTTATTGCCTCATTAGTAAAATTTAATAACTCCGGATTTCCTAATAATGCTACCATAAAAGCACGTGTAGATACATTTTTTAATATAAATTTATTTAAAGCATTTGTAAAAAAATTAGGAGAACCTATAAAACTATATGGAAACGATAGTCAAATTGTCTCTGTAGATGATATCGAAGTATTAAATGAACCGAAAAATCAAAAAAAAGATGACAGCAAAAAAAAAGTATTTGAAACAGACCAAAAAACAGAAGGAAGTTTTATTACAAACTGGTATCCATCACAAGAACAGAAAAAACTAATCGGTTACGTTTATGCATTTATATATACTACACCAACAGAACAAGAAAAAAAACAAGCGTTAGAGATGAGTAAAAAAATACCAGAAGCTTCCATGTTGATGATTAAAGAAGGAGATAATTATAGGCTTATAAGCGGTCCAATCGATAATAGAGAAAAAGTATTTGCAGGTTACGGGGCACCTACTATATCATCAAACAAATTTAAAAGTGACACAGATGAGAGTACAGTTGCAAATCAAATAAATTCAGAATATAGAAAGATTACAGGAGAAAGTAGCCTTCCTGTGGCGCTCTCAAATACCGGATTACGGTTTATATACGAGCCTGAATTGTCGAATGGAAAAGATGTTAATGCTAATTCGGATAAGTCAATAATGAAAAGTGTTATTTATACGAGACAAGTTACAAATTCACAAATTGAATCTATTATTGAAAGATCTCGAGCATCATCAACGGATATAGTAAAGGTTCCCATAACTACACTCTTTAATATACTAAGTGGAAAAACACAGACACTTCAACTTAGAATAGACTTAAATCTGAATACAGTAACAATACTAAAATTTCTTTTTAGAATATTAGAAAAACAAAATTTATTATCTGCTATTTCAGGACAACAAAAAAAGAAGACCGGTGAAATTTACGACGATAGAATCAAAGCACTTAGAGAAAAGTTATCTGAGTCGTCTTTAAATGAACTCGATGCTGTCATTCGTCATAATATTCGTTTCATTTTAGATATAATTTTTTCTAACAAAGTAACGTTTAATTATAAAGGAATTGATTATATAATTGACTATTTAGAATGGAATAATACTTTTAAACAGCTGCGAAAGGTGTTAGAAAACTATAAAGTTGCCTACTATATTGAGTTAGAACTATTCCTAGAAAAATTAGAAAAAGGAAAACTTGCAATTGACCGCGATAGAACCTTATTTTCTTCGTGTGCTGTCAAAGGCTCGCAGATTAAAAATTTCTGGAGACGTAATTTCTTAGAGCAAAATTGGGCAAGAGTGGGGAGACAGCTTAAGAATTCGATTAAACTAAAAAGCACACCTTCGGTAACGGATATTCTCCCTGGGTTTTTAAAAAAAGCGTTGAATGTTGGGGGGAGCGAAATTATGTCGCAGTTAAATACCGGCGTAAACCAAATATCGTTTGTTCAATATTGTCTTTTAGGTCAAGAACAACTAGTACAAGATTTTAAAAATATAGACAACTCATTTGCAGGTGTTTCCTGGAAAAATGAAAACTTGTGGAGTAAACGCAAGGAAATACTATTTAATGCGATGGATATGTGTGGTTCTGATATATACTGTTTCCAAAATGTACAGTGTTCTTTAGAGTCATATAGAAAAATTGTAGAATCGTTAACAGGTGCGGAAAAAGAGACATTGCAAGATGTAACTACTCCAAATAAACAAAGCGAAAGAATAAAAATACACAGAAAAGTTTTAAATCAGCTACTAGAAAAAGTAGACGACCCTCTAAATTTACTGGCGCAAATATATGAGAGATACAAACAAGAATATTTTTTCGTCTACTTCTTTGAACAGAGTTATATCGGTAACGCAATGACTATATCTGATAAAAAAACGGCACTAGGTAACCTGACGATGGTTAAAAGTGACAAATTTGAACTAAAAGATGAGACGGATATAAGAATGGGAGCTTTTATAAATAAAAATAAAAAATATATAGAAAGAATTCCATCATTAGAAGCAATTTATAGTAATACTTCTTTTGCAACTGTTGCATATTGTACATTTAAAGGTGGTGTATACAAAAAACCATATTCTTTACCAGGACAAATGCCTAGTAGTTTTATGTCTTCTTCGCCTATTAAAACGACAGGAGCTTCCACAACCGCAACCGCAACCGCAACACAACCGGCTGTAACGCGTTCTAAATTACCTGGACTTCCGGGATATAGTGGTATGATTAAAATAAGTGATGTTGACGCGATACCAGAGGAAGGCGAAGGAGATGCCGTTGAAGGAATCAAAGATTATGAAGAAGACGAGGGCGAAGTCCAAGGCGAAGGACAAGGACAAGGACAAGGCAAGGAAACTAAAATAGCAAATCCTACCCCAGCTAATAAATCTGGTCAATTAGGTGGATATGGTCAAGTCGGCGGAGAAGGTGGTGACGGTGACGCTGAATGGTATAACCAAGATAAGTCGGAACAAGCGGGAATATTTTCGGGACTATTTGGTAAAACGGGTATGGGAAAACAGCCTAAAGTTAAACCAGAAGCAGAGCCATGTAAAAAATATATGAATATGAATTATATCCCAACAGGACAAATTTTTGGAATTATAAATATAAAAATAGAAACAACCGAAACGTTGAAACAAATCGAAGCAAAACAAGTTGCATCAGTTATGCCTGTTAAATTTACAAAGCCGACTGACTCTACAACCGATAAAAAGGTGACAAAACAAATGTTAGAAGTTTTATTAACAGCCGCGTTTGTTTCCAAGTTTAGGGTAAGATATTATTTGTCAAGTTCAACTGATGTTAACCCTTACTTTATGTCGGGAGACTTTAACTTTGATATACCATACGACCAACAAATTAGCAAAAGTGAAATAAGCAAGGTATATACAAACGCACCCGCATTAGCATTACTGTTAACAAGAAGTAATAACGCATTTAATCCTGAAAATTACCCTTCACTTTCGGGATATGCGATAGAAATAAAAAATTTTATTAAAGCATGCAAAATAGTAACATACCTATATGGTGGTCTTGATAAGAATGGACGACTTCGTTTAAATGGATACACAACCAGCCAAACGCTGCCGAATATGTTTGGGCATAAATATTCTTTAACCAACCCTGATAAAATAAATAAAAGTGGTCTCATTTTTACAACTGGTAAACTAGTTCTTTGCCCAAAGGAAGAAATGAAGAAAATAGTAAATTCGGATTCAACGGAAGGGTTGCCTGTTTATCCAAATAAGTCGAATCCATCTAATACCGAAGCGGTAGGTGGTGTTTTTGAACTCGACACCGCATTTGTCAGTGAGGTAATAAAACAAGTAGAAATGAATGCAGTTGAAGAAGAAAAAAATCAACAGGTAGCATTACAAGATGAAGCAAGACGAAGTTTAGTAGAAGAGTTAAGCGGGAGACCTATGAAGGCATCTATGGGGGGACCAGGTTCTATTTCACCCACACAGCGTATAGATTATCAAAGACTTGCATCTGTAGAAGAAACAAAAGAATCTGTGAAAGCGGACGTGGAAACGGAACCAGATGAAATTCCAGACTGGACACAGTCTACATCAGGGAAGCCGAGTACCGATTCCGTTATTCTTGTACCTCCTCCCATACAAATAGGAGGCGAAGATTTGAAAAAGTTGAATAACTATGAATACACTGCATCAAAAGCTGAAACAGTTAAAGGTTCTCCTTATAAGAAGTCAGTAGTTATATGCGAAACCGGCAAACCAGACTATAACTATCTGACAAGTTTAGAAATGTCGAAATGGGATAAACCAGAAAATAAATACAAAATATATTCCGACCATTCTCCTATCATGTATAATATTAATAACACAAATAACAACCAGTGCGGACCACAACTTGCTACTAGCGGGCAAAGTGCTATGTCCGGTGGGAAAGGTGAAGGTGGATATGATGCCACGGCAGAAATAGAAGGAGGTGCATTTCCAGCAGAAATAAAATTAATAACATGGAATATTGCTAGCCATGGTGGAGAAGGAAAAGATAAGAGTAGTGGCGCACTCATTTATTTTCATAAATTTAATGGAAATTCTAAAGAAGGAATAGAACACTATAAGTCGCGATTAGCAAATAATGCGCGGGCTATTCGCGCCATGATGAAAGGTGGATATGATTATGCTTTACTCCAAGAAGGACCCGCATCTGTATTGGAAAGAGCTCTGAATAGTGAAGCAGCAGATGCATCGTCGACAGCATCTCCTGGAAAAGAAGGTGCCGTATTTCAACCCTTTAAATATAAAGAATTTTTAACTACTTCTATAAAAAATAAGGAAGGTAGTGATGGTGGCGATAACTTGGATATTATACCTTCTATAATAGATGCAGATGATAGACGCTTTGGTGAATTTTATTTGGTTGTGAATACAAACACAGTAAACGTCAAAGATATAAAAAGTTTGGGGTTTTTAATAAAAGATAAAAGTGGTAAAAAAATGTTCTCAAACGATGAAGCAGCAATAATTTTCAATAGCATAATACAGATGGTAGAACAACAAAATGTACCAAAATATGAACGGACATATATTACAAAGGACTGTTTAAGACTGTGGTTTTTCATAAATACGAAAAGTAAACAAATTCTCACATCTACACATTTGACATTGAGTGGAGAAAATACACCAAAGATGTATGAAAGACAGCGACAGATATATATATTATTAAACACGGTAGTTTCTTATTTCAGACGAGACCCCGTCTATAGGGACTATGATATTGTTTTTAGTGGTGACTTTAATATCAACTTACTGCAACCATTCCCAACAGATGTTCAGCCAAATTTCTTAAAATGTACTAGTGTTGCAGGGCAACAAACCTTCATATATACGAGTAAAAATAACGCGCCTTCATCTTTTGGTGGGGAAAACGAAGGGAAATACAATCCAACAAATATAGACTTTACTGTGTTTTATCCCAAGGTTGTTCAAAGTCTGGCATCAAAGATGAAAAAGGTAGGACCTAGTGCTTCGCTACCTGAAAAGACGCCATATATAATACCCCTTTCCTCTTCTGGGCAACACTCAGTCAAAGTAAGCAAAATCTCTTACTATACTCAAAATCAAATATTCAAGGCATTGCAGGTTACCCCACCAGATACTAACTTACTCGATAAAAATGTTTCTGTGGTAAATACTGACTATAGTATGACATATGCTGGTAGTGGTATAATGCCTCCTGGTTCGGCTACATTGTTAGAGATAGGCGATAAACCCTTGAGAAATATAACGTATAACCATCCAAAAGCAACACCCGCGGCACCTTCGAACGTTACTGTAAAATATATGATACAGGCTTCTCCAGCAAAATCAGGCACTGGTGAGTTAATTACAAGAGACACATTATCAAATTCCGTAATGAATTCGCTTATTTTGGCGACATTAAATGGAGTTAAAAATATTATTTTTCCTTTTATAGGGGGTGAAATATTTTTCAAAAAGCTTGTACCTGTTGAACTCGCTGCAGGTAGAGTACATAATAAAACCGAACATGCAAAGATGTTATTAAAAGGTGTAACAGATTTTTATCAATTTATGGAAGATAATAAAAGGACAAGCACATTGAAAACAATATATTTTTGTCCTTGGGGGAAAGAAGAAGAAGATGCTTTATATAGTGCAAAGTCTTATGCTTCTAGTAGTAGTGGTAGTGGTATTAAAAAAATATTTGATATTGATAGTGTAATAAGTATACTAGGTGGAAGATCGAATTTAATAGATGAGACAATGAATCTTGCAAAACGTAGTACTCCTGTAACGATAGATGCTATTGTAAATGCTGCAAATGTAGAACTAGGGTTTGGAAACGGTGTTTCAAGTATGTGTTATGCGGCACTAGGAGAGGATGATACGAAACAACAAAAATTATATGAAATTAAAAAACAGTTTTGTGATGCTTTTAAAAAATATATAAAACAAAAAAATGATGATACTTTACAGGCGAGCTCAATTGCAACAATTGCTGAAAAAATTAGAAACAATGCTTTGTTAGAGATAGGGGTGCCAAGAGGGTATGTAGTGACGAGTGGTGATACTTATGAAGTTGGTATTCAAGAAGGTGAAGGTAATAAAATTGTAAGTAAAATTATAAAGGATTTAAAGATGAATAATTTTGAACATACAAAAGAAACCAATACTTTTGTGGAAACAATAATGGCAGGTTCATCTTTATTTTATTATGATATCAAACCTAAATATACTGGTTCAAAAAATAACTATATTAAGTGTTGGTTTTCATTTAATACGACAACATTTCGTACAGGATTAGATGATGTTAATTCAAATTATAATCTTCAAGTATTTCACCCCCTAGGTTCCGAGGGTATGTTTGTGTGGTTAAATACATCTAATACAGCAAAAAGTTTTACTTCATTTGTTGATAACCAGAAAAAAGAAATAAGTAAAGTGATAGATAGTTCTAAATCACAACCGGAAACATCATATGTAAGTGCCGTAAAGTATTATATAAATATGGTATTAGATTCTTATAAACATAAATCTTTTCACTTGAATGATAAAATAAAAAATAAAATAATAGAATTGGCAAAGCAAATTAATATGCCTGTACCTGATGGTATAACTAGCTGGGATGATATAAATGGGTGGTCGCCAGAGTATGTTGCACCTAAAACAACAACTACATTGACATCTGTTTCTCCTGTACCGCCTGCACCGTCTTCAAAAAAACAACCACCTCCCGTTACTCAAATAAATGGTATAAAAAGAAGAGCAAAAGTTGATGAATTTAAAAAGGCACACGAAAATGGTGTGAAAGCCGGTGGTAAAATACCCGGAGGTGTTGATGATAATATCCTATATAGCGTAGAGGGTTCAAATTTTGATACGGCGTTAAAAGAGATTAGTGCTGGGGGAAAAGAAACCGATTGGATGTGGTATATTTTTCCATCAGATTTACCTACACGATCACCATGTGCTACATTTTTTAGAATAGGACCTGCGAGTTATGATAGAATCAGTAAAGGTGCAACAACAATATCGGACTACTTAAAAGACAAAGTTTTAATGAAAAATTATATGACAATAACGGAAGCACTATATGATAAAGTAGAAGATATAATGGATGATAGTGATGATGATGATGATGAAACACCTCAGAATATTTTACAAAAAATCATGAATAGTAATATTGACTATTTAAAATTAAAAAAATCAATACAAAATTTTTATAAGCCTCTTAAAGCTATAATAAATGAAAAATCTAGTATCGAAGGTACAAAGTTTATTAAAAAAATGAATATATTAAATTTTATATTAAATAATTTTAGTGATTCTGAATACCGTATAGACGACGATGAAAGGATTCAAATAAATGATGGTTATTTTGAATTCTTAGACAAAGAGTCACAAAAAACTGATTATCCTGAGCCTGTAAAATCTGTTACTTCGACCAAGTCGCCGAGTAAAGAAGGTGAAGTAACTGGTGAGACAAGTGTGGAAACTGGTGAAAAAAGTGTGGAAACTGGCGAGACAAGTGTAGAAACTGGTGAAAAAAGTGAGGAAGTTAAAGAAGATGAGGAAGTTAAAGAAGATGAGGAAGTAGAACCTGTATTAAAGTTAGAAATAACAAGTAAATGTAGAATTCTAACTATGGAACAAATATTAATATTAATGATAAAAAATATAAAAGACAATGTTTTTATAATAAGCGGTGGTAGTTACAATCCACCTCATAATGGTCATATTAAAATGTTTGAGTCGGCGTATGAATTGCGCAAAAAGACGATGTATGGTGGTATAAAAGGGTACTATGGTATAATGGTAGTAGCTACAAGACAACATATTATGACAAAAGTAGAGGATAAAAAAGAAATACTGTATTCTGATGATAGAATAAAGTTATGCAAACTGGCATGTGATGCATATCAATGGAAAAACCCCGAATTTAATGCTAGTAATATGATAATATTAAATGTATCCGGTGACAACCCTGTTAAAACAATTTTATATAGAATAAAAGAATTAATTGATAGAAATACGTTGTTAACCGAAGAAGAAAAGAAAAAAATAAAAATAAACAACTTGTCATATTTATGTGGTTCTGATTTTTTTATAAATTGGTATTCTGCGTCAAGCAGGTATAGTGTAATTTGTGTAGTAAGAAAATCGGATGAAGATACTATAAAAGATAAGATGGAAGAAGTTAAGAAATACAACAATACATATTTAAAACAACAAATAAGTATAACCAACTACGACGAATATGATTTATCGTCTAGTAATGTAAGAAAAAATATTGATGAATTGCAAACAGATCGACCAAATAAAAAATATATTGAAGGTATTAAAGATAAAATTATAGATTCTATTGGTTTACATGTATATTGTTATTTGGCAAACTTAGATTATATAGTTGAGAAGAAGTACTATGGTAAAAAATGCGAACCTGATTCTAAAATAGAAGATGAGTTACGGTCTCTTGATGATAGTAGTGTAAGCCGCGATGATAAAGGTGGTGATGATAATGATGACGAGGAAGCTACTGCTAGAGGTTATTATCTTGACTACTCATCTACGGGAAACATAGATGATATACCAGAAAAAAATAGAAATATATATATTGATATTAATAGCTATACTATATTTGACAGCGAAACAAATGACGACGCATCCCATTTTGATTATGTCATGAATAATCTAGTAAGTTGTGGAGTTGACGATAAAAAACCGAGAGTAGACTTTAAAAAAATGAAGGAGTATTTAAAAAGAATATATGATAAAAAACTGTATTACATACTGAATGACTTATGTTACTTTAAACATTATAAAATTGTTAAATATATCTGTTTTATTCAAATTTTGCTTTTATACGGAGATGATAATACAAATTTATTAGAGAATATGCGTTTATTAACTACTCAAGAATTTAATGATGAATATTTGGCTGAAACGGAAGATGCACAAAAAAAAATAGCAAGTCTTATAAGTAGTAAAGATGAATATTTAAAAACTATAGATACCGGCGGATATCAGGACCACGTTGGTAGGATAATATATAAAAAAATGGTAGATGATATATTGGGGTTTTTATATGAGAGTGAAAGGTATAGTTTGTACTTATATTTAATAGACAAAGAAAATCCACAACCGGTTCAAGGTAAAAAAATATTAGTAACACTTTATGAAACTGTAATAAATCAGAAGAATGATAAAGTCGAATCAGTATTCGGTAAATTAACTGATAGTTTAACTTCTACACTAATGCGGAGCAAAGACAAGTCAGGGGAAAAAGAATCAAAATTAATGGAATCATTGAAAAAAGGAGCAATAGGGGAAAAAATAGCAGCAGCAGCAACAGCAACAGCAACAGAACCTGTCGGTCCCAAACAATTATTAGCAGCAGTTAAATATGTCAATCAAAGGTCTAATTGTGATGGTAACTGCTTTTATAATTCTATTGGAATGTTATCTTCTAACTATATGGTTATGAAAGAAGAGTATGATAAATACGTAAAAATGACTTTAAAACAACAATATGATATACAGTTCGTGGAACAGACAAGAGTTAGAGGACAACTTGCTGATTTTTTGACAAAAATTTATAAATTAATAGAAGGTAAAGTTGATGTGACTACTCCAGAATATAAGAATTCTCCAATTTTAAAGTATATAATGAGAAATGGTAAGAGAAAATTCAAGTACGTTAGAAAAATATCTGAATCGGTCGGTTATAAATACTACGGTTCTGATGAAGAGATATACTTTGCATCTTTGCTTTATTTACAACCAATAATTACAGTAATAGGAGTATCGGATAATACAGTCTTTAATATATTTTACTGGGATAGTTATATGATTGATGGTGATACATTTGAAAAATATATTAGTCAAGAAGATGGTAAGAAAATAAACGTACAACGAGTAATAGACTTTTTAATCGACCAAAATAGGCAGTATTCCTATCTTACCGCCGAGACTTCTAAGTTTTTACTTAATCACCCAAGTTCATATTTATTGGTAGGTGGAAGAGGGCATTGGGTATATGCGGTGAATGAGGGATTGCTTAAAAATGAAAGTGCTGATGCTGGTGCGGGTGCGGGTTCGGTTGCAGTTGCTCTTTCAGGTGGCAATCCATCATATAGCGTAAGAACTACTAAAAAGATTAAAAATAAATATTATAAAAAAGGGTCGTCTTCCTTAAAAACAACGAAAAAACATAAAAAGACTAGAAGAGCAAATAAAAATAAAAAACGTATTAAAAAAACTATAAAAATATAAACATTTTATAATTACTGTTTACCGTCTAATAGGTACTAGGTACTAAGGTAATAGTTATTTATTATTTACAAAACAAATAATAAATAGTAAAAATAAAAAGATAGAACCGTAATTTATATATACATTTTATAACACATCATCGCCAAAAATATCTTTAAATGCTATCATCATTTGTTCTATATAAGATGAATTAGTTGCTAGGGAATTACATACATTTTCTGAAATAGCAATTGCAAGTTCAACACGACAAAAGAATTTTGAAAATTGTAAATTTTGCGTTTTTAATATTTTATTTATTTCGTATATTTCTTCGCCGCCAAAAAACTTTGAATCACTCTCTAAAACAGCACAACATATAGTAGAAATTTTATTAACTAGTATATTTTTGTCTCCTTCCGATATATCCAGCAGCGACTTGTCTATTTTTTCGGAAAGATTTTCAGTAATAAATATAGACAATTCTTTATGATCTTTGCTAACGAGAATCTTAAAAAATGTAAAAAAAATATTCTGTTCTTCTCTAGTCATTGTTCCTATAATACCATAGTCAATTATACCAATTTTTAACACAGGTTCTGTCGTCATGTTATTATTTTCATCTTTAAAACTATGATACTCTTTCATAAAAATAACATTACCAGAATGTAAGTCTGCATGGTAAATTGCATCATAAAAAACACACTTCAAGTTAAACCTCGACAAAATCTTAGAATATTCGTGTTTATCTTCACTTAAAATATTTTCAATACGATTCCCTTCGATTTTTTCCATTATAATAGCACACGGGTTTTCATCCGTAAAATAAGAATATACTTCCGGTACGCAAATGGTGTTCACATCATTGAATTTTTCACGAAATATATTAATATTTTTTACTTCATTTAAAAAGTTTAACTGATTTGTCATTATTTCACGATTTTCTTCGAATAAGTCATTTATATTTAGGTCTCGTAAGTACGGTATTTTACCAGATATATTTACTAATAATTCTATTTCACTCATTGACTTATTAAATTTTTCTGTAATATTTTTACGGCGGTATTTGATGATAACATTTTTCCCGTTTAATTTTCCGTTATATACCAGTGCGATATTACCTGATTTAATAGGAATTTCACTTTCAATTGAAAGTTCATCATTATTTTTTCTAGCAATATTTATGAGGTCATATAGTCCGTTATAATCGATTTCATTTGTATTATAGGTAACATTGTCGGTGTATGTAATAAAGTGATGAAATAAGTCTTTATCGAATAAATTATTATTATTTGCAAATGCTTGGAATATTTTCGTAAAAAATATATTTTTATGAGACATTTTAGATGCTATATTTTTTATCATAGCATTATAATCTTCAGGAGTCTTTTTTGATATTTTGTATATCAAGTAATACTTTGTATATATACCGAAACAAGATGTTATAAACCACGATTTGGATACACCTGACGTTATATAGGATGCAAAACTTTTAATAATAGTTGAAATTTTATTCGAAATGCTTGTTTTTTTATTATCTTTTTCATTCGTATTCGAATCGGCATTATCGTCACCATCGGCATCATCAGCCTCATCTTGGAGTTTATCTATTTTTACATCTTCTAATTCATGAGAGTCTTGAGTGTCTTCGGTGTATTTGCGATATATAGATTGTTTTAATCTTTGATACATAATAATGATTTATAATAGTATTATGTATTGTAATCTTTATATTTATAATTTGTTAAATCATTTCTATAAAATGTTTTAAACTTAGAAACATTTTTTTCATAGTAAGCCCTAAAATATTTTCCATATAGATTGGCAAGGAGTGTGTTAACTCAAACTTGAAAATATAATTTGCATTTATTTTAAAATCGGATTCAAAATTTACAACCATTGTTGATATCGTATTTTTAACTTTATCATATTTGCTCAATTCTTCTAGATTAGGATAATCGATATCAAAACTAGTATATACATGTTTTTCATTTGTAATTTCCGCCAGTGTTTTTATATACATATATTTTGGCTTAATTCCCAACTCTTTCCCAAAAGGTTTAAATAAAAAAAGAACTTCTACTTCGTTCGGGGAAATCCACTTTTTTATTTCTATTTTTTCAAAGTTTTCTTTATTTAAATTAAAAAGTAGACTATACATATTAATATTTATAATATCATGCAAATTTTTATTTTTATTCTCCAAGGTAAACTGTAATAAAAATATGTTACAAGTTTTTTCTCTTTTAAGAAATACATGTTCTTTACTGCAAACCGTTTTAAAATCATAGTTATGTGATTCACCATTTTCAATATTAGTTTTATTTTTTCTTTGTTCTATATTTTTCATTAATACTACACTGTTATCATTGACATTCATAATGTTTTACTTATAGTACTGTTAGTTTATCTAAATAATATTATAATATATTTATAACTCATTTACAATAAAAATAATATATTTTTAAAATAATACCAAAATAATATATTTTTTAAAATAATACAAAAATAATATATTTTTATATAATATAAGTTATTTTTATTAGATAAAATTCAAAATGTCTAAAGGTAAAAACGGTAATGACATTATGTCTTATATTTTATTGACAGCACCAATTATTATAGGTTTAGGCTCCGGATACTTTGTATCTCGTAAGAGAATTCCGAGAGTAAAGTCTTATTTAAATCCCCCTGCATGGTTATTTGGCGTTGTGTGGCCAACACTATACCTATTATTAGGTTATGCTTCTTATCTTATATGGAATAGCAGTAATATCGGTATGGCAAATAAGCAGTTTTATTTAACTTTATATGCTATTCAGGTTTTGCTGGTCATGTCATGGTGGCCATACTTTATATACTACCCCAATAAACTGTTTTCTACTGTAACTCTAATATTGTTAGCTATTTTTGCTGTAGTTATTACTGTGTTATTCTTCCCAGTTAACAATATCGCCGGTTACTGTCTCATACCATACGTTATTTGGTTATCATTTGCATCTTTTTTAACATCACAGACGACTGTTGCATAATAATGTCATCCACTCAACAATCAAATATTCGTTCAATATTTTTAACAAGATTTACTTTATTTAGTACCATTTCTTGGTCGATTTTATACTCGGATATATACTTATTCTGATTTTTTAATACGTCACAAATAATGTTCATATCTTTCCCAATATTTCCGGTCAGTCGAATCGCTTGTTTGGGGAAATATTCCTCTACTTTTTTACACCCCCAATAGAGTGGAACAGTATTATTTATAAGGGGGTTTATTATTTTCTCCGTAAAATAATGGTCGTGGCTCGTATTCTCAATCGCAATCGTAAATAAATAATCCCGGCACATCTCCTCCATCGACTTAAAACCGCCCATTATATTTTTATTATTCGGGAATTTCTGTTTATAACTTTCAACACCATTCCCCCATATATCGATGGGCAAATTATTTTTGATAATATGACTGGCGATGATGTGACGATATTGGTGACCGAGTGTGTATGTTTTACGCGATACCATAATTGACATTAGTTTTGTCTTTTGTGGTCTAAAAGGTATTTGTTTCGGGGTTTCATAAAAAAGGAAACCGTGATGCCCTACAAAAGTCGGTGTTCGAAACGTGTGAACGCTACCGATGAAGTATTTTCCTATATGTTTAACAGCGTATTCAATAAAGTTATTTTGATAAATTTTGAGAAATGGTGTATCGTGTGGCTCTTGGGCAAATCCGACAACATTTGATGGCGGTACATGAAGATTTGGTGGAGTAGGGCAGTTTAATAGAATGGCGTGTGTGTATGTTTCCGTTACAGTAAAGTATATTTTTTTTGTTTTACCGTAATACTCTATATTTTGAGCGAGACATGCTCTTTCGTACTCTTGCTTACAGTGTCCGGATACACAATAGTCGCTAAAAAATTTAACTCTTATATATTTCGCCCTAATGTTATCTAATACTTTTTTGAATTCGTTTGTTTCATAGCAGTTTGCATAATGTAAAAAAGTTTTATTATCGGCGTGTTTCACGGTTATGTCATTTGCGTTATATAGCACACACTGTTGAATCGCTGCATGTACCCATAATGCATTCAACGCGGTATCAATTCCCATAAACTCGTTGTTACAATTTTCCAATAAACATAAAACATTCTTTTTCATAACAACCGTCGAGTTTATAAAAGGGTTTACTTTTAGTATATTGTAATGATACAGTTCTCCTTCTGGGTTACAAGATACCTCGCCCTGAAAACTACTTTTACTTCCTATAATATCGATTCGATGATGCTTTGAAATCGTGTTTACCTGCAGCTCTAATTTATCGGGTAGCCATATATCACCCATATACAATAGAGCGATGTGGTTATACTTACAATGTTGATTGGTGGTTGTTGTAAGTATTTTTGATAAAGATAGAGTATTTGCTTGGTCGCTGTAGTATGTTATGACGTCTATACGAGAGTCTGTATTTTTATATTTTTGTATTATACTGTTATCATCCTCAGTTATGATGGTTATGTTGTATAAAACGATTTTTAGTTCCCAATCTTTATATGTTTGATTTATAACCGATGTAATAGAATCGTCAATGTCAATAACCTTTTCTGCGGTAGTAGTATTAGTATTGTTATTGTCTACTAAAGCTACAATAGAAATCATGTATATAATAGGTTCGATTTATATAAATACTATTATAATGTAGTATTTATATATAAATATTTGATTTATTATTTGATTGTGATTTATTTATTATTTGATTATAGATTTGTTTATGATAATTGAAATATATCAAGTATCATATATTTATAAATTAGTATAACGCTACCCACACTATCGTCTAATAGCACCAGCAATCTGCTTTCCAGCTTGTACGGCTGTGTTAATGGGAACAAGAGCGGGTACAAATGTAGATGCAACGGGAAGAACTCTACCAGCTACCTTAACAACTTTGCCTAATGTTTTACCCAGTCTCAACTTCTCATCAGGAACAGAAGCGCTAAAACTAAGGGAATCTATAGCTACAGAATTACTCATTTACTATTATTATATAATACTATATTTTATTATATTCATATCGTATTATATTCATATTGTATTTTGCTTACATCATATCGTATTTTACTTATATTGTATTTAAATATTTAAACTAATTGTATTTCGTTCAGATTTAGGTTTGCGTTTTGTCTTATTGGGCATGTTATCATTTTGCAAGTCTTTCAACTCTGATATACTAATCGTGCTTCCTTTATCTTCAGAAGCTTGATTTGCGTTGTTAGTAGCCGAGGATGATGAAGTGATGTTTACATTCTTCGTCTTCAGTCCCGACAAAATATTGCTAATATCGGATGGTCCTTTCATTTCAGGGCGCGGGTTTTGAGGAAGAGGAGGAGGTGCACCGCGCTTTGACTCGTACGGATTGATATAATTGTCCGACAGATTTACTCCATCATTCATATTCCCTCGCCCAAAATTTAAGTCAGGGCGGTTTGAAATATCACCTTCTCTTCTAGGTGGTGGAATTGAATTGGGACCCTTTGTCGCTACAGGAGGCGGAGGAGGTCGCTGGTTATTAAAATTGCTGGGCGGTTGTTGCTGTTGTTGTTGTGGTCCGCCACCCATACCACCCATCATGTCTCCCATAAAGTTACCAAAATTGGGCGATGACTGCGACATTGTATTTACGGCAGCTTGTGTAAACTGTTTCATAAGTTCGGGATTTTGTCTCATAATGTCGTCCATACCAGGCATGGCGGATTTAAACATGGTATTTGTCATATGAAGCATAATTGCACTTCCTCCAAGTTGAAAAAGCAGCTTCAACTCGGGTGCCATCTTTGCTTTCGACTTGTATTTCTCGTGTAGTTCTGCAAAAATCTCATCATAGTCGTCTACATTTTCATTGATTTGTTCCGACCAGCCATCCAACTTCAAGTCAAAGGGGTCGAATTTGTTATTTAAAAACTCTATTCCAGTAATTGCGGTCATAAGCAACTTTTGTTGAAACTTGATACTATTCTTCTTTTCCCTTTCCTCTACATGTGTTTCATACTCCCCCTTCATTTCAAAAAGGGATGACTCCATGGTATACTTTTTAGTAAGACGAATTCCCTTTCCTTCTAGTTCTTCTAATTTTTGAAGAATTTT